AATACTGAACTCACAAGTAACTATGACTATTTTCACTAAGAAAAAATTATAGGGTATCTATCTAATAGACTTCCTATTTATCTCTTATAAATACTAACAACTTCATACAACTTACCTTCTATAAGAATAGGATGACCTACTTCTACGAAGGCCAGGCTATCTATCATCACTGGTTCGGATAAACCTTTAACTGTTATATACCACATAGCTTTCCTTATTTATAAGCAGGTATCTTTGAAGTCTCTCTGAAGTAGAAAGTAACTGCATGATTAAAGTGATTCTGTTCTATCACTGGTTCAAAGCCTTTTGGTGCTAGGAAGTAAATGACTTCGTTATTCCATGCATTAGTAGGTATTGCTACTTTCTTCCTTGGTTCAAGAAGAATGGTACTAATGTCTTTACCTTCTAAGAACCAGTTACCTAGTAGAGCATGGGTATCATCCGATTCGGGTAAGTAAAGAGGTTTGGTATTACCACACATAGCATGGAATAGATTGGTGGAACCACAGTGAAATAGAGCAGGTTTGTTTGTAGTGTATTCTAGGTTGATACCATAGATTTCATTAGGACGAATATTCATATAGAACTCCTTGGTTCATAAAAGAAAAAGGGAGCCATTTGGCTCCCAATTCCTATACCGAGTGTGTTTGTTAAATCAGTTCTCTCTGATACTACTCATCACCCAATGGCAGATAACAAAGGCGTCTTGGAGATGGGTGAATGTAGCTGAAGTGGTTATTCAAACAGTTCCCTGTTTCCCGCCACCAACTCCTGGGCGGGCAATGGCTTATCAAGCAACCACGGTTATCTCGATGGCGTCACGCTGTCGTTTGATAGAGATACTTTGAGGTATTCTTGTAAAGAATGCAAGACCCTCGATAGGCTTGGTAATGACACGCACTGGTGCAGGTTTATGGACAGTAAATCCAGTGACGTTATTGATTAACATCATGCCTGAGATGTAATGGAAAGACTCCTCATCGTGACATAAGATATGGTCACCTGGTATAGCCCCTCCAACTGGGATAGCTCCACCTATCTTACTGAAGTCTATCTCATTCCATTGGTCATTACCGTCAAAACTATAGAATAGTCTCATGTTACTGGTTCCTTTGGGCAATAGGCTCCCCATGTCTCTGTCTTACTATTGTAAGGAGACTAAAGAAAGTCTAAAGTCTAAATCTATGTATAGGTTTCTGCAAGGGGTGCTAACCCCAAGAAAAGAATCCTCTTCACTCTAGATAATTTGTAGGAAGACTATGAGCACACTACTGACTAAGAAAGACATTGTTTCTGCATTGCCTCCCCAGTTTAAAAGCAGTGTTACTGACCAACTGGTAGACATGATTAACAATGTGACCCAAGACCAGACAGCAGCAGAGCAAATTAGAAATAACTTTGTGACTTATGCTGGGGTGATGAAGGATGGGAAATTTAAGACCCAGGATTATCTTAATGCTGTTCAATATGTTACTTACAAACACATGGGGTATAGCAATAAAGATGCTTACTTCAAAACATTCCCCAACAGACAAGCTGAATTAGTAGCAAGGGGAACCAGTGAGAAGGACATCTCTGCTTATGTGTCTGCTTACCATAGAGGTAAGTTAGTAAACCTCATTATGGAACAATCATTGATTCCAGTATGGATTGTTAATCAGGATTTGTTTCAGGAAGCATTGAACCATCAGGCATGGCTCATGAAGAATGCTACCAGTGAGAAGGTACAGTGTGATGCTGCCAACTCTATCCTTACTCACCTCCAGAAACCGAAGGATGCTGTTACTAATATCAATCTGGATTTGAGAGAAAATTCTGGATTGACTGAACTTAAGAACACACTAACCCAGTTGGCTGAAGCTCAGAAAGCAGCTATTGAAGCTGGTACACCTACTAAAGTAATTGCAGGTTCCACACTGGTTCGAGAAGACGAGGATATTATTGATGTCTGAACTAATTAAACAGGAGTTGGATGAATGGCTAGACCAAGTGGACTATTCCGTTCTGAATACCCCTACGTATATACCAACCGAGTTTGCACTGACCTTTGCTAACTTTATTAAGCTGGTTAATGGTAAGGAGGGGGAATCAAACAAAACCCCTCCTGTTCACTTAAAGATGCTGGATAAGATAACCAGTAAGAACCAGTACATTGCTAACTTATGTTTCCGTGGCGCAGCAAAGACAACTTTGTTCATGGAATACTTTACTTTGTTCTTAGCAGTGTTTGGGCATCTACCTAGCTTGGGTAAAGTAGAGGGAATGATTTATGTATCTGACTCTATGGATAACGGTGTTAAGTCTGCCCGTAAGAACATTGAGTTTCGATACAACAATTCACCATTTCTGCAACAATGGATTCCTAAAGCTACCTTCACGGATAACTACCTTGAGTTTGTAAATGCTGAAGGTCACCGTCTTGGTGTGAAGATGTTTGGTGCTAAGACAGGTCTTCGTGGTACTAAGATTTTTGGTAAACGTCCCGTTCTTTGCGTACTGGATGACTTAGTTAGTGATGATGATGCTCGCTCACGCACATCAATGGAAGCTATTAAAGACACAGTATATAAGGGCGTGAACCATGCTCTTGACCCAACAAGACGTAAGGTAATCTTTAATGGTACTCCCTTTAATAAGGAAGATATTCTTATTGAAGCAGTTGAATCTGGTGCATGGGATGTCAACGTATGGCCTGTATGCGAGAAATTCCCCTGTACGCGAGAAGAATTTCAAGGTGCTTGGGAAGACCGTTTCTCTTATGACTACATCAATGACCAATACCAGATGGCATTGAAGACAGGTAAGCTGGCATCCTTCTATCAGGAATTGATGTTACGTATCAGTTCTGAAGATGAGCGTTTGATTCAGGATTCAGAGATTAAATGGTATTCCCGTACACAGCTATTACGTCTGCGTTCTTGTTATAACTTTTATATCACTACTGACTTTGCTACTAGTGAGAAGCAGGTATCTGACTACTCTGTAATATCAGTATGGGCATATGGTTCTAACGGTGACTGGTTCTGGGTAGATGGTATTGCTTGCCGTCAAACTATGGATAAGAACTTTGATGACTTATTCCGTCTGGTTCAGGAATACCAACCACAACAAGTTGGTGTAGAAACTACTGGACAGCAAGGTGGTTTTATTTCTCTTCTTCAGAAGGAAATGCTTAACCGTAATGTATTCTTTAACTTTGCATCCAGTCGTGGAGGCCAACCGGGTATTCATCCTGTAACCAGTAAGCTATCAAGGTTTAACCTCGTGGTTCCCTGGTTCAAAGCTGGTAAGATGTATTTTCCTGCTGAGATGAAAGATAGCCCAATCATGACACTCTTTATGGGGCAAATTCGTTTAGCCACTATCAATGGTCTTAAAGGTAAGGATGACTGTATTGATACCATTTCAATGCTTGGCTACCTGAACCCGTGGAAACCACAAGCAGGTATGGTTCCAGTTAATACATCAGGTGACCCATTGTGGGATGATGGTGATGATACTGGAAGTGTTAACCCACTCTCTTCATATATCGTGTGAGGACTTATGTACTATATAGAAGAGTTATTCTGTCGTCTGGCTAATGGTGTGCTGAACAATACAGGTATCGTTACAGATGACAGAGGTGACATTGAAGATGATAGTAAGCCTTTCATTATCGTAGCTGCTAATGAGGCACTAACTCGTCTGCACGGTCGCTTCAACATGCGTAACAACAACGTGGTTGTTGAGATGCAAGAAGGTAGAACCAACTACCCATTACTAGCTAAGTATGCTGTTCAGTCTTATGACCCAAATGAAGTGAAGTGTCCCTTCATTATGGACTTAGCAGGGGAGAAGTTTGCTGAGGATGTTATTCGTATTCTGGAAGTATACGACGATAAAGGTCGCAGACGTCCATTGAATGACCGGAATAACCCATGCAGTTTATTTACCCCAAGACCAAACGTTCTACAGAACAATGCTCCAAAAGCATGGGAAGTATTGAACGTAATGTATCAGGCTAAACATCCTAAACTGTCTACAGCAGAGGATGGCTATAATGAGATAGACATTCCTGATACCCTTGACCCAGCTTTGGATGCCTACATTGCTTACCGTTATTACACTTCTCTGAATACCCCAGAGAGTTCAGCAAAGGCAGCAGAGTATCTGTCCTTTTATGACAGCATCTGTAGAGAGGTTGTTGAATATGACCTCACTAGTGATACAGAAGTTGATACAAATACCTTGTTCAGAAAGAGAGGCTGGCGATGAGCGGTCATACCCCGTTTAATACTATCCCCAACGAAGGTTATTGCTGCGAAACACTTAATGACCCAATCGTTGATAAGATGATTGGTAATGCTTACTACGTTGTTAAGTTCGTAGCATTACGAATGCCCTTTATTAAAAATGTCAGTGATAATATGACTCAGCTACTTGCTATCCATAACAAGTTAACTGAGCTATCTGCTATCTACACTAAGCTAGATGAACTACAACTTATCCATAATAATTTAGATAAGTTACAGGAACTCTACAATCAATTATCTAAACTGACTGGTCTATATGACAATCTTCAGGCATTGCTGAGGGTCTATGACAACCTGACCCCAATCAATACTGTAGCTTCTAACATTGATGCAGTTAATACAGTAGCAACTGATATTGCTAAGGTAATTATTGTTTCTGCTCAAATTGATAAAGTAATTACTGTTGCTAATAGCATTACCAATGTGAATACCGTTGCTGGTTCCATTGATGCTGTTAATACAGTAAGTACTAATATCAATGCGATTAAGAATGTGAATACCAATATGGCAGCACTGCTTGATTTGGATAATCACATGACTGAACTACTGGCTGTACATGCCAGGTTAGGTGACTTAGTTACCATTGCAGAACAGCTTGATACAATCATTGCTGACCATGAAAAGTATGCTACTGCTGAGGGTGCAGGTCTGATTGGCTTTAATCAGGCACAGACTTACGCAGCTAATACAGTAGGTGCAATGCTTCGTCAGGTTATTACTATGGGTAATGACAAAGGTGGTTATGCTGTAGCTGGTAAACTGACTTCTGCCCGTGGAGTATGGTCGTTAGCTACTGGTTCCATCAACATGAATGCCCCTACTGCTGGTGCAGTAGCTAACCTGGTTCTTAATTATAAAGCCGGTAAAGTTAGTGGCTTGTTGGTAGCACCTAGTCAACAAATGGCATTGGATGGCCTGATTATGGGTGCATCTACTGCTGACAATACAGCTACTGTATCTGTTACTGCCCCACTCCGTTTTAAAGCAGACCTAACTGCTAAAACAATCTCCGGTGTGAATACTCGTATCATGCCTTCCAGTGCAGTGACTCTGAATGTAGATGCATACGGTGGTATCACTCTTGGGTATCCACCTAGTCTTCAGACTGTAGAACCAGTGATGACTTTCATTACCCCTACAGGTAAGGCTCCACTGACTCCACGATTCTCCAGTGTTACGGCAGGGGCTGCTGTACTGGTTATGGTTGGGGAAGCAGAAGCACAACTGAAATATTCAGGTGGTGGTTGGGCTGCTGTATCTGATTGGGATTCGGGTACTTATTGTGCATTCGATACAGTATCTGGTGAGTTAACGGTATATCACAGTACTCTTATCAAAGATTCTACTGTTACATTTAGCTTACTGTTACCTACCGACGATACTCAGCTTACGGCACAACTGAAGAGTCATACGGATAGTTCCTTCGTAGTGAAGATTGCTAAACCAGATGGTTCTTTACTTGATGCCCCATTGGAAGGTATGGGTATCATGTACTCTCGTGGTATGCACGGAATCTATAAAGTACCTTATGGTTCTCTAATCGTAGATGTCGGTCGTGTTCAGGTTAAGTTCAGTGAATTTAACACCACGGAAGGTATTTCCGTTGTTGGTATTAACTCCAACGCTTAAAGAAACTAGGCCGGGAAACCGGCCTTATTACTGGAGCAGTTATGTCCATTGAAGATTACCTCAAAGGCAAGAATTGCCTAGCTTCCCCTAATTATGACCCGGATGACCAGCACTCTTCTTGGAGAGAAGACCTCCCTCAATTTAAAAAAGACAGGGAACATCTGACGTTGGTCAACACTCGTCGTAATCGAACTTATAACACTAAACTAAATCGTTTCGACCCTGAGTATTGGGTGGTTGATTACAATGCCTTAATGGTAGCCACCATCATTCCCTATGGTTCTAAGTCTTTTAAAGTTCCTTGTCAGTGGCGTACTAACAAAGACTTCTTAGGTGTCCGTTGGATGACGGAGGATACCTTTGACCATCATCTGTATCGTTATGAAACAGACCCTAACTATTTAGGTCTGATTCTGGCTTTTCGTCATAATCCTGATGAACCAGATAAATTCACAGTTACTATTCAGACTCCTGAAAAAGCATATACGTATCGTCTGGCTCCATATGGATTCAATAATAAAACCCGTCGATGGGAGTGTTTGGATACAAAGTATGGAACCAAGAGAACGTATCAGGCTGACATCTTTGTAGCTACTGATGAAGACATTCCTGAATCTGAAATGACAGAAGTCTATGGCACTAAGGACTATATCTTCATTCTGGACTTTGCTGATTTACGTACAGGTGTGGCATTTAACGGGGTAACTATTAACCCTCGTAATATCACAATGATTTCTTTCGACTGTACTGAAGCACATCATGGCCTAGGGAAAGACGCTTATATTGCTGCCATGTATAACAATGACGATGGTGCTACTTTCCAAATGGAAATTGGGGGTATTCATACTAATGCTGCTTTGGCTGCTGGGGATAAACTCCAATGTATCTGGAGATACTTGGATGTTAATGGTAATGCTCAGGCAGCAGAGAATGAGTTCGAAGTAGTAAGTTATGAAGGCTTTGGTACTTCTAACTTCTCTGTTAAATGCAAAGGTATGCTCCCAGGTAAGTTCATAGGATGTGATGCATTCTATGGTAAATACCTACAGACAGATGGTCCTATTAAACAAGTAGACTCTGTTAAATGGTTTACTAACCTTACTGTATCTGGTTCCGGTCGTAAGCAACTGGGTCAACGCAAATACCCACAAGTAGTGATGGGTATGGGCATGACTTCAGGCTTTGATGATGGTTATAACCTTACCCCTGAGCGTCAGGTAAAGATGGCCTATGGCTTAGGTTATCGTGACTGGTGGACTACTTATATTGGTATGTCCCACTACTGGAAGGGTCTTACTGCATTTCAGGATAAAGAGACTGGTGAGTTAATCACAGAGCAGACTGTACTAGATTACCCAATCCTGTTTGCTGGTGAATCTCAGGTTGCTATTCACTTTATGTCTGGTGCATACCCTGACCGTGGCTATGATGTATTCCAGAAGTACATGACAGAAACTTGGGGCATTAACTATGCAGGTGTACACCCTATTAATGGGACAACTGGTTCTACTGCTGTAGACCGTGCATGTGCAGTTAATCCTAATTCTGAAGTATTTGACCCTACTCAATCATCCGGTGCAGGTGGTCTTTGGTGGTGGGATTTAGAAGCAGATAAACCTGGTCCTGCACTGCTACATTGTGTAGGACAAGTAGGTAAGCTCAAACCTAAAGCTATTATTTGGGGGCAGGGTGACCAAGATGCCACTGCTTTGGCATACCCAGGCGACCGTAATCCAGCACCATCATTAACCAGAACCAAGCAAGCTACTAAGAAGGTATTTGAGTATCTTCGTAGTTTGTATGGACAGATTCCTATCTTCATTCAGGAACTGAGTTATGCATGGGGCATCACTAACACTGATGCACCTAATGTACCTATTCGTACAGGATTACCTTCTTTTCTGGCAGCCCGTCGTAATACATGGGGAGATATTGAGTTCCGTTGGAAGTCTTACGGATTAGACCCTGCATTAGCCCAATATCGTATTGAAATCTATAACCCTTCTAATTTGAACCAGATACTTCACTCATTTGTAGTATCAGGTACTCAAGAAGCAAATGGTTATGTATATGCTGACTTCACGGTAGAAGACTGGATTCCTGTAATGATGGAAGCGGTTGGTTCTCCTAATCCGTGGGAGTTCATGAAGTGGCGAGTAGTTTGTCTGTATCAGGAAAGAGAAATTCCTTCAGCACCTTGGTCAGATAACATTCCTTTGGATAATGCAGGGCTTGTTAAGAAGACCATTCTGGTAGGTATTAACCAGTTTGGTGGTGGACACTTTACTGATATGTCTGACCCAACTGCTACCACAGCTAATGGTGCAATTGGTCGTAAAGACAAGGTATCTGCTTCTACGCTACGTCTGACTTTCGCAGAGAAAGCTGGATTACGTCCTATTCAGGTAATGCCTGTTAATGTAGCTGCTGATAGTGCAGGTATGACGGTAGGTACTCATAAATGGTGGAATACTTCCAGTAATTCCCCAGGTGATGCACTACTGGCTATTAACGATATGGTTAAAGGTTTGGGTGTTAAACCTGATTACTTCATTGAAGCTAATCCGTGGGAAACCATGTATATGAAGGATGTTAATTCTTCTACATGGCCTGCTTTAATGACTGCTTTTGAATCGTCTAACAAAGCAATGCTTGCATGGATGAGAACCAACTGGGGTAACCCTAATCTGGAGATTTGGTTCCAGGGGGCTACTACTGTTTGGTTTGGTGTTGCTCCACCTAATGACCTTAACTCTGAAGCTACTGTTACTGTACGTGACAAACAGATTCAGATGGCTACAGCTAATATAGGCTTTAAACTAGGTTCCTTTGTTCCTGGTTCTAACCTGTACACTGCTTACCGTAATGTGGAATCCAGTTGGATTTACTACACGGTAGAAGCATTCCATGCCACAGCCATTGAACTAGGTGAAGCACTGGCTCTTAATATTAACCGTGCTACTAATCCACCTGATTGGTCTTACTTACGCCCACCAGCAAATCTGCAAGGGCGTAAGTTGGCTACTCGTGATATTAAGATGACATGGGATAACCGTGCGGGGATTACCCACTGGAAATATGCTAACCGTCATGTCACCACAGGGGCAGAAATCTCTTCTGGTATCCTCACCAGTCCTGAGTATGTGTTTACCTTGAATGACCAGCAAAATGCTTATAACGGGGATACTCTTAATATGAGTTTCTCTGTTTCTGAGTATGCTGCCGATTCTGGTGCAGTAGGTGCATCTTCTTCCTTTGTAGGGGTAGTCCAGAATGGTTCCTATATGCAGACTCCTACTCAACTGAAAGCTGCTAAACAGCTTAATGGTGACATTATCTTCACTTGGGTAGGGCGTCCTTCATGGCAACACTTCTGGGTAGTGAATACCAGTGTTAATGATTCTAAGACTGTTATCTTCTCTAAAGAATGGTCTAGTGAATCTCTAACATGGACTGTTGCAGAACAGAACGAGTTCTATGGTCTGGAAGAAGGTGGTGCTACTCATGTCATCTTCATGGTATCTGAGTATGACCCAAGTAACGGATTAGTATCTATTGGTGCTCAAGTTACTGGTCAAGCAGAGCAGCCCTCTAATCCAATGAATCCTGTTGCTGGATTGTATGCAGTGTTCACCGGTGACCCAGGTAACTCTAATATTAAGATTATGTGGGATAAACCTTCTGTTGGTGGACGTGATGTTCGTATTCGAAATATGCATGTAACGTCCAGTGCAACTATTAGTGACCAGTTTGTATCTGATAACAATCTTGTGTTCACACGAGAAGAACAGGTAGCTGCTTATGGCTTTACTGCTTCAAGCGTATCTGTTCGTGCTCAAGAACATGATATTGAATCGGGTGCATTGGGTCTTACTACTGAGTATGTTGCTGTACCGGAAACAGCAGGAACAGTTGGACAGGGCTTTGCTAAGAAAGACTCTGTAGGTAACTGTACTATGTCATGGGAAGTAGGTGATGCTGTCCAATGGCAGGTTGAGATTCTTAATGCCGAGAACTCTACTGTTGTTAAAACAGAGATTGTTGTAGCACCTACAATCACTTGGATGGCTGAAGAAATTACAGCCGAGTACGGTTACCTGACTGACCATATGGTTTGGCGAGTAAGACCTTATCGTGCAGATGGGGCATCTAACGTAGCTAAACAATTTGATATGACAGCCACTCTTTAACAAGGAACCCCCAGCAATGGGGGTATTAAATTATGAGTAATGCAGCAGTAGTACCGATGCCTTATTCCCCTACAACTGTTCCACGGGAACAGATTAGGGAGATTCAATTACAACTTATTAATGAGATGACTGATGTTCATATGGGAGCATTGACGGCACAGTACATGCCGGATGACTTTACCTTCGAACCAGGAATAGGACAGATTCATTTCAATGTTGAGACTTCCAGAAAGGTTTGTTTAGACCTTGCTAAGTCCGTTCTTAGACTGGTTCCTGTTTATCCATTAGTAAGCCCTGTTAAGAAACAGCATGATGATTATTGGTTTGTTGGACGTTTAGGGTTAGACCCAGTGTCTGAACCAGAGCCTATTAACATGCCTACTATGGAGTTTTATAAACGATTCCTGTCTTTATTACATGAACGGGATATGAAGTTTGTTAACTCTGTTGCTTATGAAATTCTTAACTTCTTTATGCCTGACGAATGGAAACAGCTTAACTGGAAGGGTGACCCAGCACTTTCCGGTTGGTATCCACCATCTAGTTTTATTCAGCCTACTAACAAAGATGCTCTGGATTTTGTAAGTAAAGCCCAATGTCAGATTCTGAAAGAATGTCAGAACTTAGGAATGGAGCTGTACTTCCAGATTGGTGAGCCTTGGTGGTGGGATGGTTCATACAATACAGGTGAGGGTAAGAATGCCCCTTGTATTTATGACCCTAAGACTATGGCTTTATACAAAGAAGAGACAGGTAATGATGTACCTACTCCGTGGATTAAAGACATCTTTGCTCCGGTAGAAGAACATCAATGGCCTTATGTAGATTGGCTATGTACCAAACTGGGTCAATCCACTAACTACATACGTGACTATGTAAAAGGTAAGTTCCCTGATGCACAGGCAACCCTTCTGTTCTTTACACCACAGATTATGTCCCCTGCATCTGAACTAACAGGTCGATTAAACTTCCCTGAGTCAGAGTGGATATTCCCTAACTATGACTTTGTTCAGATTGAAGACTATGACTGGATTATTGATGGAAGACTTGACCTGGTTCCACTGACATTTGATGCTGCCGTGAATAGACTAGGGTATCCATTGAATGTAGTTCATTACTTCATAGGATTCGTACTGTTACCGGAAGATGCTAAGAAAATCTGGGCTGATGTTGATAAGGCTTGGGGATTGGCACTAGAGGCAGGTATCCCGCATATCTACCCGTGGTCATATACGCAGGTAATGAGGGATGGTGTAATTTATGCCGTACCTAAAGTATGTGGATGATACTAGTAAATATCGGTACTATTTGACGGGTGTATAAACACACTCTCTGTTCATTAGGACTAACAGAGCCGGGGATACCCGGCTTTTTCAATAAGGATTTAGCATGAGTCATGAATCCGTAGAGGTGCTCCTAGCTCGAATGGAGGAACGTATGAAGACACTCTTCGAAAATAATGCCCGTGATGCTAAATCTCGGCAAGATTTAGATGATGCTGTACGTAACCTTCAACTGTCTATTAATAAGATGGACACTCGACTAGAGAATGTAGAAAAGTCTCTGGCTGAGTCTGCCCCTACTATTGAAGAGTTCATTACCATCAAACACAAAGTTGTTGGTGCTGGATTGTTTGGTAAATGGGTATGGGCTGGAGCAGGTATCATTATTGGTATACTGGCTGCTGCCAGACGGGAGATTTTTGCATGGTTCGCAAGTTAACCAAACATGTGGAAATGGTTCCTAATTGGAAACGTTGTTGGAAATGGGCATCTATTCAGATTAGCACATTAGCAATATTGTTCTTCTCTTGTGTGGATGTCTTATCCAGTTCTTTCTCTGCATTACCCCAACATATCCTCAAAGATATTCCACATGGCAATAACATTGCTATAGCGCTCTTTGTGCTGAATATTATTTGCCGACTGGTTCGTTTGAAACCAAAGGAGGATTGGTGTGGCAATAAGTAAGAAGAAAGTTGGTGGTGTTGGGGGAGTTATTGCAGCAATCATTGCTGCTGTATTTGCTGTTGAGGGTGGATACGTTAATGACCCCAAAGACCCAGGAGGTGAAACTAATCATGGTGTAACTATTCAGGTTGCTCAAAAGCATAAGCAAGAACTAGAGTCGATGTATAACTGGGATGGTTCAATGAAGAATTTAACTCAGGAAATGGCATCAAGTATTTATTACAACGATTACATCTTGAAGCCTGGCTTTGTTAAGTTTGCAGATGTATCACCAGCGGTAACAGAAAAACTAGTAGATGCTGGTGTTAATACTGGACCTGCAAGACCATCTCGTTGGTTACAAGAATCTCTTAATGCTTTCTCCAGAAATGGCAAAGACTACCCTAAAATACAAGTTGATGGTAAAGTCGGTTCTGGAACTCTAAGTGCATATAAGAGCCTTCAGAATAAACGAGGCAAAGTAGAAGCCTGTAAGCTCATTTTGAAGTCTCTGGATGGTAAACAGTTAAACTACTATTTATCTCTTAATATGCCTGAGTACACTACAGGATGGATTGCTAACCGTATTGGTAATGTCCCTCTGGAGAGGTGTAATGAAGACATCGTTAATTAAGTTAACTGTATGTCTTTTGGGAGGGGTAGCTCTGGGAGCTACCCTTTTTCTTCTTGGTTCACAACATGGTGAAAAGAAAGTTCAAGCACTATGGGATGAAGATAAGAAGGAGTACTCAAAAGAACTTGATAGAGTAAAACTGGCTTATGACCAAAAGAATCGGGAACACAGTTATGAAGTCGGGCAACTTACCCTTCGACTTGATAAAGCCAAAGAGTCTTATGAAGTCGTTATTGATTCTATTACTAACCAGTACAATAGTCGGTTGCTCCAGTCAGAAAAACGAGCCGAGAGTTATAAACGTCAAGCCTCAACCGGAACCACTCAATGCCTCAATCTTGCAAGCCATGCAGCCAGACTCGACTCAAGTCTTGAAGAAGGCAGACGTTTGGTTGAAGAACTCAGGGCAACTGTTAGACTCCGTGATAACCAACTGATTGAACTGGGGAACCAGATTCGTTCTGACCGTAAACTGTTTGAATAGGAATTACTATGGAACAAAACACTGATTCTATGGTTCCATTGCCAGACCCAAGCCAAGCTACTAAGTTAACTAGCTGGAAGAATGAACTTTCCTTGCAAGCACTTAAAGCAGACTTGGATGCAGCAAAGCCATCTCATACTGCCATGATGATTAAGGTCAAAGAATGGAATGACCTTATGCGTATTGAAGGCAAAGCCAAGCCACCTAAAGTCAAAGGACGTTCACAGGTACAGCCTAAACTTGTACGTCGCCAAGCTGAATGGCGTTACTCTGCTTTAACTGAACCTTTCCTTGGTTCTAATAAGTTATTCAAAGTTACTCCTGTAACTTGGGAAGATGTACAAGGTGCACGCCAGAATGAACTGGTTCTTAACTACCAATTCCGTACCAAACTAAATCGTGTAAGTTTTATTGATAACTATGTTCGTTCGGTTGTTGATGATGGTACTGGTATTGTTCGTGTTGGTTGGAACAGGGAAATTCGTAAAGAGAAACAAGAAGTTCCTGTATTTAGTTTGTTCCCTATTCAAACACAAGAACAAGCTGATGCTTTACAACAGGCTCTACAACTTCGTACAGATAACCCTCGCGGTTATGAAGAGAATGTAGATGAAGCTATTAAGGAATCAGTACGTTTCTTTGATGAAACAGGACAAGCAACGTATGCAGTACAAACTGGGACAACTACAACTGAAGTTGAAGTTCCTTTAGCAAACCACCCTACGGTGGAAATGCTAAACCCAGAGAACATTATTATCGACCCTTCATGTCAGGGTGATATTAATAAGGCAATGTTTGCCATTGTCTCTTTTGAAACTTGTAAGGCAGACCTGCTTAAAGAGAAAGACCGTTATCACAATCTAAATAAGATTGATTGGCAAAGCTCTGCTCCTGTTAATGAACCAGACCATGCAACTACTACTCCTCAAGAATTTCAGATTAGTGACCCTATGCGTAAGCGTGTAGTTGCGTATGAATATTGGGGATTCTGGGATATTGAAGGGAATGGTGTATTAGAGCCTATTGTTGCTACTTGGATTGGTTCTACTCTTATTCGTTTAGAGAAGAATCCTTATCCTGATGGCAAACTCCCATTTGTATTAATTCCATATATGCCTGTTAAACGGGATATGTATGGCGAACCGGATGCAGAGTTATTAGGTGATAACCAAGCAGTACTTGGTGCTGTAATGCGTGGGATGATTGACTTACTTGGACGTAGTGCCAATGGTCAACGTGGTATGCCTAAAGGTATGCTTGATGCCCTGAATAGTCGTCGTTACAGGGAAGGTGAGGATTATGAATACAATCCTACACAAAACCCTGCTCAAATGATTATTGAGCATAAGTTCCCTGAATTGCCACAATCAGCACTGACTATGGCTACCCTTCAGAACCAGGAAGCAGAATCTCTTACTGGTGTTAAAGCATTTGCTGGTGGGGTAACTGGTGAGTCTTATGGTGATGTAGCTGCTGGTATTCGTGGTGTATTGGATGCTGCTTCTAAACGTGAGATGGCTATCCTTCGTCGTTTAGCTAAAGGCATGTCTGAAATTGGTAATAAGATTATTGCTATGAATGCTGTGTTCTTGGCAGAGCATGAAGTAGTACGTATTACCAATGAAGAATTTGTCACTATTAAACGTGAAGACCTGAAAGGTAACTTTGACCTTGAAGTAGATATTTCTACTGCTGAAGTAGACAACCAAAAGTCCCAAGACTTAGGCTTTATGCTTCAGACTATTGGTCCAAACGTAGACCAGCAAATCACTTTGAATATTCTTGCAGAGATTGCTGACTTGAAACGTATGCCTAAACTGGCTCATGATTTACGTACATGGCAACCTCAACCAGACCCAGTACAAGAACAACTCAAACAATTGGCTGTTGAGAAAGCACAGCTTGAGAATGAAGAGTTACGTTCTAAAATTCGTCTTAATGATGCACAAGCTCAAAAAGCTATGGCAGAACGAGACAATAAGAATCTGGATTATCTGGAACAAGAATCTGGCACTAAACATGCTCGTGACCTTGAGAAGATGAAAGCTCAATCACAAGGTAATCAGCAATTAGAAATTACTAAAGCATTAACCAAGCCACGTAAGGAAGGAGAACTTCCCCCTAACTTATCTGCTGCAATTGGGTATAATGCATTGACTAATGGGGAGGATACAGGTATTCAATCTGTATCTGAACGGGATATAGCTGCTGAAGCCAACCCTGCTTATTCACTTGGTTCCAGTCAGTTTGACCCAACCCGTGACCCAGCTCTTAACCCAGGAATTAGATTAGGTAATTAATTATGTACAGCAAAGAAAAAGAAATTGAAGGACTGGAACACCAACTGAAGGGTATTAAAGCTGCCCGTGCTTATGCAGAAGATGTTCGTAAGCTGATGGGTAATTCCCTTTTCCGTAAAGTAATTCTTGAGCAATTCTGTACTGTAGACTGTGCTCGTTATGTACAAGAATCCTGTGACCCATTGCTTGAAGACCGTCAACGTGCTGATGCTCTTGCTATGGCTCAAGCTGCTGGTTGTTTAAAACGTTATCTGGAAATTACTCTTCAGAAAGCAGAAACACTGGTAGGTGTCCAATCAGATATTGAGAATGCATTGGATGTTGCTCGTGGTGAACCTGAAGAAGTTTAATTAATCCTAACTCGGAGATACTCCCATGACTACGGAAGCTGCAAAAACAGCTTCCGACATTTTTAAAATGTCGGATGAAGAGATTCTGAACATGCCTGGTCCAACAAGCATTCAGAACAACCCGGAACCGGTAGAAAATAATACTCCTGCACAACCAGACCCAATTGTTGAAGTTGAACAAACTGATGAAACAGAAGTAACTACTGAACCAACTGAAGTAGAAAATACTTCTGAATCAGAAAGCAATTCAGATGCATTCACAACTGGTAATGATAGTGCTACAGTTGACCCAAATAAGGTTGACAGCAACAGTAAGCCTGCTACTGATAATGCATCTTCTACTACTGAGCAAGGCCAAGCAAAAGTAGAAGAAGACAAGCAGGTATCAGACCAGAAAACTGACTTCGACTATAAGGCTGGTTATGAACGGATAATGGCTCCGTTTAAAGCTAACGGCAAAATGATTACTCCTCAGAGTCCTGAAGAGGTCATTAGCTTGATGCAAATGGGAGCTAACTATACCCGTAAAATGCAGGAGATTCAGCCGTATCGTAAGTATCTCCTGATGTTAGAAAACAACGGATTATTAGATGAAGGGCAACTCTCTTATGCTATCGACTTAGTTAAAGGGAATCCTGATGCTATTAAGAAGTTGATTAAAGAATCTGGTATTGATGTTCTGGATATTAATCCAGAAGAGGAAGTTAAATACCAAGCTGGTAATCACCGTGTGTCAGATGCTGAAGCAGCATTTGCAACCGAACTGGAAGATGCTAAATCCACTCCAGAAGGACAAGCTACTCTTCAGTTAATTTCGACTACGTGGGATGACCACAGCAAACAGGCATTGCTGGAAAACCGTGGTCTGGTTAATACCATCGTTGAACAGAAAGCTAACGGTATTTACGACCGTATTGTTTCTGAAATTGAACGACTCAAAATCTTAGGCCAAATCCCAATCGGTACAGCATTCCTGGATGCTTATAATCAAGTCGGTAACTACCTTGCTGCTAATGGTGGTTTTAACGATTTGATTAAGCAGAAACCTGTTGAACAACCTAAGCCAGTGGTTCAGCCAGTAGCAACTCGTGTTGCAACGCCTAAGTCTGAAATCACTAATACTCAACAGGCAGCAGCGGCATCCCCATCACGGGTTACACCGCGTAAGACAGAAGTCCTTGTTAATCCTCTTGCAATGAGTGACGAGGACTTTATGAAACTACCTCGGCTGAACGGCCTATAAGGAATTGAGACATGTTGAACTATAACGCTCCTACTGACGGTCAGAAATCTAGTATTGATGGTGCTAACTCTGACCAGATGCAAACCTTCTTCTGGCTGAAGAAAGCAATCATCACTGCCCGTAAAGAGCAGTACTTCATGCCACTGGCCTCTGTAACTAACATGCCGAAGCATTACGGTAAGACCATCAAGGTGTATGAATATGTTCCTCTGCTGGATGACCGTAACATCAATGACCAGGGTATTGATGCAAGTGGTGCTACCATCGTTAACGGTAACCTGTATGGTTCCAGCAAAGACATCGGTAACATTACTTCCAAACTGCCTCTACTGACTGAAAACGGTGGTCGAGTTAACCGTGTTGGTTTTACTCGTATTGCTCGTGAAGGTTCTATTCACAAGTTTGGCTTCTTCTATGAGTTCACTCAGGAATCAATTGACTTCGATTCTGATGATGGCCTGATGGAACATCTGTCCCGTGAACTGATGAATGGTGCTACTCAGATTACTGAAGCTGTACTGCAAAAAGACCTGCTGGCTGCTGCCGGTACTGTTCTGTATGCTGGTGCTGCTACTTCTGATGCCACCATCACTGGTGAAGGTTCTACCCCGTCTGTTGTTTCTTATAAGAACCTGATGCGTCTTGACCAGATTCTGACGGAGAACCGTACTCCTACTCAGACTACCATCATCACTGGTTCCCGTATGATTGATACTAAAGTCATCGGTGCTACTCGTGTTATGTATGTAGGTTCTGAACTGGTTCCAGAACTGAAAGCAATGAAAGACCTGTTCGGTAATAAAGCCTTTATCGAAACTCAGCACTATGCTGATGCAGGTACTATCATGAATGGTGAAGTCGGTTCTATTGATAAGTTCCGTATCATTCAGGTTCCAGAGATGCTGCACTGGGCAGGTGCTGGTGCACAGGCTACTGGAGCTAACCCTGGTTACCGTACCTCTATGGTATCTGGCCAAGAGCACTATGACGTTTACCCAATGCTGGTAGTAGGTGATGATTCCTTTACCTCCATTGGCTTCCAGACTGATGGTAAATCACTTAAATTTACCGTTATGACTAAGATGCCTGGTAAAGAAACTGCTGACCGTAATGACCCATATGGTGAAACTGGCTTCTCCAGCATCAAATGGTACTACGGTATTCTGGTTAAACGCCCAGAACGTCTGGCTCTTATTAAAACTGTAGCTCCGCTGTAATAGTTGGGCTAACATCAGGGGGAGGGAAACCTCCCCTTACTTTATGAATAGGATATATACACATGAGCATTAACGATAAACCGACCGCTGATTTAACTCAGGGCAACGATGACACCGTTGATGAAGTTAAGGTTGATGAACTTTCTCTGCTGAAACAACGAGCTAATATGATGGGTATTTCATACTCAAATAATATTAGTGCTGAAACTCTTCGTAAGAAGATTGAAGCAGCACAGGAAAATAAAGCTCAGGAACCAGCAGAACCTCAGCCTAATCCTTTGGCTCTGTCTACAGGTACAGTAACTACGGCAACTTCTTTACGTCACCAGCAACGCTTAGAACAATTAAAGCTGGTTCGAGTACGTATTCAGAACCTTGACCCTAAGAAGAAAGACCTGCCTGGTGAGATTATTACAGTAGCTAACGAATATATTGGTACTGTCCGTAAATTCGTTCCATTTGGTGAAGCTACTGATGAGGGTTATCACATCCCTTACTGTATTTATAACTTCCTTAAAGAACGTAAGTTCCTGAACATTCGAGTTACCAAAGGTAAGAATGGTCAGCCTAATATTACGTCTGCATGGGTACGTGAGTTTGCCATTGAAGTTCTGCCTCCACTGACTAAGGAAGAATTGCAAACTCTGGCTGCTGCTCAGATTGCTGCTGGTAGCGTAGACTCTCAATAAGAGTTAATCTGTAAGTCAGCACGGCTCACTGGGTAAAACCGTGAGCCGTTTTCTTTTAATGAACCAATGAGGAAATACCATGTCATGTGGTGCTGAACTCGAAGCTAATGCTCTACTTACTGCTCTCGTAGCAGGTGAGGATTTTACGCTTCCTGACATCGACATGTCTGGCAGTGAGTATGATATTCCTGGTGGCATTAATAGCCCTATCTATGCAGAGATAGAGAAGATAACCACAGAACAACTAACTACTCGCGAGGTTGGTGGTTCTGGTGTATTTGATGCTTTAATGCAATCAGCAAGCAATCATCTACTGGCAGAATTTAAGAATAACCGAATCACAGGTGGTGATTACGTTAAGGCATACATTGCTACTATGGAAGCATGTATGGCTAATGCTGTGCAATTCCTTACCACTAAAGACCAGGCTTATTGGAATGCTGTTACTGCTCAGGTAGCTGCAATTACTGCTCGTGCTAATCTTGGTATTATCAAAGCTAATTTTGTTACAGCTAAGATTCAGGCTCTGGCTACTAAAGCTGAATATGCCCTCACTAAGCTGAAGCTGTCTAATGAGTCAGTAACTTACTGTACTGCTCAATACAATCTGTCCTCTATGCTTCCTCAACAATTACTGATGTTGAAGAACCAGACCACTCAGGTTGCTGAACAGACTAAGTTAACTACTGAACAAATCAATATGACGAAAGAGCAGAAGGAAGCACAACGTGCTCAAACTTCTGATACTCGTACTGATGGTACTCGTGTAGCTGGTTCTGTAGGTAAACAGAAAGAACTCTATGACCAACAGATTACGTCTTATAAACGTGACGCTGAAGTTAAAGCTGCCAAACTGTTTACTGATGCATGGGTCACTCAGAAAACCATTGATGAGGGTCTGTCTCCTCCTAATGGTTTCACTAACTCCAGTCTGGATAGCATTCTTACTGCATTGAAGAATAACAACGCATTGGGGTAATACATGGGACTGTTTAGCAGTAAGACTAAAATCTACGTAGCATCCTCTGTCTACAATCTGGCAGGGGATATACATAAACGTCCAAATTATTTAAAGACTACAGTGATTGGTAACATCGTCAGTAAATCTGACTTTAGTATGGGTGATACCATCACTGACTCTTATTTAAATGGACCTGGTATTCGTTTACGTAGATTCCCTGGTTGGGCTGCAACTAACTATGACCCTTCAATTGGTATTGCTTATGGGAACTTGTCAATACTGTCTCAGGTAGACCCTGAAGTAGTTAAATGGCAGGTTCCTCAAAAAGCAGGTTATGAGGTACAGGTTCAAAGCAGTAGGATTGGATTTGGTGATTTTGAGGAATGGGCTGATAAATTCCTCTATGAGAATTATCCAGACCGTATTACTGAAGAATTTGAAATAGACATCATGGATGATGACAGGATTGTACTCACTGCTACTGATGGCAGTGAGTTATCCTTTTATCCAAAGAATTACAGTCAGGATGCAATGTATCTGTATGTGAACTATTACTACATACAGCCTACTAGTGTTGCAGACCCAGTGGTTCACCCTGCTGTATCTGTATCATCTGCTGATGACTTACCTTCTACTTCTGAATGGACTCAGGTATCTCAGAACCATACTCCTAAGTCAGCTACCTTGAAGACAGTTACTCATATTAAGAGTGTATTCTCTGATGGTAGACCTGATGAGGAAAGTACCAATACTGAAGAAGAACAGGTTAGTTGGACTAACTTCTCAGATGTTTACGAGAAAGAATTTCGTGAACCAAGTGAAGTAGGCTTAATCATTATTCGTAAGACTATAATGACCCAGGTACAGACTGGTACTGTATCCACTGGTTCCACTACAAACACTGAAGTTATTGATTTAGGTGGTGGGGTTACTGAAACCAGAACTACTACAGTAACTACAGATACTTTAGGGCATACGTGGTCTTATCAGAATACAGATGTAGTTACTACTTTGTCTGCTGGTGGTATGCCTCAACTGTTTATTTATAAACAGAATAGTGGCAATGCCGTTCTTGATGCTTTGTTTATTAATAAGACAACCAATAACAGGTTCTATTCATTCATCCCTATCCGTAGTGATAAGAACTGGATTTCTGGTTCTACATATACTCTTTGTAAGAAAGCCTTTAAGAAGGCTACAGGGGGTAAGATTTCTGACATTATGGATGACCTGAAGAAGAACAAAGATATTGGTGATATTCAGTATATCTATGCTGTATTTGGTTGTTCTCTTAACAGTCCTGAAAATACAGCTAAAGAGTACATATACAGATTCTTCCAGTTAGTGAATCAGTCAATGCCTGCTGACCCAAACTACCCAACTATGGATGCTTTGGTAGAAGGCTTTGCTCAAGCTAACAGGGACTTTGATGCTTATCAGGAATGGTGGGAATCTCGCAGTGGTAATAGGGATATTCCCATAGGGAAGCCTCCTAAAAGACCCGTATATCCAACAATACCTTCTAAATCCATTAATATTCGTTCTAACGGTGGATACCGTTACAACATGACTATTAGTTGGAACTTCATTGAAGAATCAGTTGGTTCAGGTAAAGCATTCTCTGGAGCCAAGAAAGGGCAGCTCAAGTTTGCTTATGAAGGTACTGTAGTCCTTATGCAGAAAGCCGTTATGTACTCTGAAAAGGGTAATGACAAAGTTGGGTTTACTATCTACAGGCTAGATAAGATAACAATGTATTGGCAGGATGGGGATAATTCATGGAGGAAGATTTCTGTCTATGGCCTGAACCATAACAATAATGTTTACAAGAATAAATCTGTAAGCATTTCTGGTGTAGATGCACTAAATGATGATGAAGAGTCCGGATTTATCATCCCTCTTCATAACAACATTTATCGTAGTATGTCTTTGGTAAATGGTACTCAGTTATCTACTGCATGTTGTTATCTGGTTCTTAACTCATATAAGAAAGTTAAGAAGAAATGGTATCAGTCTGGCATCTTTAAAGTAGTAGTGGTTGTTGTTGCAGTAGTGGTGTCTGTGTTCTTTACCCCTGCTGCTGGTGCTGGGGTAATGGGTACTGCTGCTTCTATTGGTGCTGCATTAGGTTTTGCAGGGTTAGCTGCTATTATCGTTGGGGCTGTGGCTAATGCCATTGCAGCTATGATTCTGATGTCCATTATTCAAACAGTCTCTGTTAGTCTGCTTGGGGATAAGATTGGAATCATTGTTGCTACTATTGCCTCTATGGTAGCCATGAATGTTGGTACAGCTTTATCCACTGGTTCATCCATGTCTACGATGCTGGGTGAAATGATGAAAGCAGATAACATCATTAAACTCACTTCATCTGTAGGGAATGGCATAAGTGATTACATCAATGCTTCTGCTATGGAAACTGTCAAAAAGACAGAGAAACTTATGGCAGAGTACCGTGACCAGATGAAAACCATTCAGGAAAAGTACGAGGAAATGTTTGGTACTGAGGGTATGGGTTACATTGACCCAATGAACCTAACTAATGTAGGCCAACAATTTGAACCACTGGATTCATTCCTTAGCCGTACTCTTATGACTGGTCATGATATAGCTGACATGTCTAACAACATGATTACCAACTTTACAGATATAACGTTGCAGCTTGATTTAGATACGTAACAGGAGAATCCTTATGGATACTAATTTCCTTTTTGGAACCCCATCTGCACAAAGCAATTTTGGCTATGGGTATGGTTCCTTTAATACCCCAACTATGAACTATAATCCTCTGCAATCTGGCATCCTTAGTAATGACTGGCTCCAGAATATTACTGGTGGTGCTACAGGGAATACTGGTGGACAGACTCAAGGGCTTACTGACCAACTGGGTCTGAACATCCCTACTTTCCAGTTGGGGTTAGGTGGTCTTAATGCACTGGGTAATATCTATGGTGCATTACAGGCTAACAAGTTAGCTAAGAATCAGTTCTCTTTTGCTAAAGATGTTACTAACACTAATCTGAATAACCAGATTAAGTCCTATAACACTGCTCTGGAAGACCGTGCTCGTAGTCGTGCTGTTGCAGAAAATCGTGACCAATCTACGGCTGATGCTTACATTGCAGCTAATCGCTTAACTCGTTAAGAGGTATCACATGGCTCAAATTACATGGCGTAATGTTGATGCTCCTTCTTTCTCTGGTGTTGGGGATAGTATTCGTACTTTCTCCAATATGCTGGGTAATGCCACTGCCGGATTGAGTAATGCATTAGGTGATTTTCGAAACTCTGCAAGACAGCAAGCTGGTGATGCAATTATGGCTGAAGCCATGCGTTACCAAGACCCTAATGAGTATCGTAATGCCTTAGCTTCTGGAGCATTATTTGCTGGCTATGACCCTTCTCTAATTTCTTCTCGCACTATGGAGAACTTAGATAATCGTGCTGGCAATCTGTTAGACCAAGCATCTAAACAACAAAATCTGGATTTCACTCGATACAGTAATGACAGAACCATGAAGGTAAATGCAGCTACTGATGCTGCTGCTCCTGCATTGCAGGAATTGGCTCTGGCTTATCAATCTGGTGACCCAAGAAAGGTTCAGGCAGCACAGGCTCAGTATGGGGATGTATTAAAAACCCTTCCTGCTGGTATTGTTATGGACTACATGAACAACCTTCAAGGACAAGGTACTGCTGGTATTGGTCAACGTCGTAGCCTATTCAACTTAGGTGTTGATATGCGTAACGATGCGGATACTCAGGCTGCTATGCAGTTACTGAATAATATCCGTCGTGGTGCATACAGTTCTGACGATGCTCGTATGCTTGCAGAGGGTACGTTCGACCAAATGTCACCTGGAGCAGTAAGTCGTGCTCTATCTCAGTTAGATAGGGCATACCCAGGTGCATATACTCCGGGAACTGGTTCTGCACCTCTATCTCCTCCTGGTACTCATGGTACTCGGAATGGTTCTGCATATGACACTACCTACAAGTTCACACCAACTGATGTACCTATTACTCAGATGAACTTAGGTGAGGTGGTTCAGCATCAAGACACTATGAAGAAGACACTAGGTGCTTCTCCTGTTGGTGCATACCAGATTAACCAAGATACCCTTAAAGACTTTGCTCCAAAGGTATTTGGTGAAAATTGGCAGAACATTCCTATGTCCCCAGAGAACCAAGACAAACTGGGTGAAGCTATTTTTAATGCTCGTAAGAATGGCAATTTGAAGAGTACATGGGCTGCTTTACCAGATGATACTCCTGGTGCTTATAAGAACTTGTCATGGGATGAAATGAAGGATTACATTGCTCAAGCAGAAACAGGTAATTCTATTAATCCATTACAGGAACAAGCATTTACTTCTGTTGCTGGTAATACTGTTGGTACTCGTAATATGCAGAATATTGGTAATACTCTGCTGCCAGAATACCAAGCTGCTACTGTTGACCCTTCTACGACTGGTCAGGTGGCTAAACGTATTATTGATAGCAATGAACTGAAAGGCATTAATCAAGGTGCACTGGTTCGACAAATCAATGAGGTAGCAAAACAGAATGCTATTTCTCCCGCTATGGCAGGAGCAATCATTCAACGTAGTATCACTGGTAAACCAGAGGGATGGTTTAGTGGTATTCGAAATGCCTTTGATACTGATGTTATTGATTTGGGTGGTGATTACCAACTGGATAAAGCAGCCGTAGAAGCAAATGCAAAACTTGCAACTACTGGTACTGCTATTGAACAGAATGCTCGTAATCAGCTTACTGCACAAATTCAATCAAACATCTATGCAGCACAGAATACGTTAGATACTGCACTTGCTGATTTACGTGAAGTACAGCGTCGTATTCAGACCGGTCAGGAAAACCTTAGAAGTGTACTACCTCGCTATCAGGAGCGAGTTAATACTGCTAAACGTCTTCTTGATGGTGCTCGTAGTGCTGTAGCTGCTGACCCTCAGAATTTGGATATTAAGAGCTTACAAAATATTAAACAGGAAGAGAGCGAGGCGAACCGGAGAAGTTTAGGCAGAGATGCCGGGCGTCGATTGGGTATCCCTGATATATTTCCTCGTTAATTTCTACCATAATACAAAAGCCCTTCGGGGCTTTTTTCTCGTCCTTACACTAGGTATAGTGTGATTTCTAATAGATATAAGTTTGTATAGGAAACCTACTATGTCAGTATTTGATAGACTGGCTGGGTTCGCAGACAGCGTAACCAATGCAAAGCAAGTTGACGTCTCTACTGCAACCGCCCAGAAGAAAGCTGAACAAGGTGTCACTACTCCTCTTGTTTCTCCTGATGCTGCTTATCAAATGCAAGCTGCCCGTACTGGTAATGTTGGGGCTAATGCATTTGAACCAGGGACAGTGCAATCAGATTTCATGAATCTGACCCCAATGCAAATCATGAATAAGTATGGGGTTGAGCAAGGCTTACAACTTATCAATGCTCGTGCTGATGCAGGGAACCAGGTATTCAATGATTCAGTTACTACAAGAACTCCTGGGGAAGAACTGGGGGATATTGCTACTGGTGTTGGCCTTGGTTTTGTTAATACCCTTGGGGGCATTGGTGCTCTTGGGGCAGGCTTACTCAACGATGATGCAGGTGCTGTTGTTGCTCAACAATTGAGTAAGTTTAATGATGCTGTTCATGCTACCCAAAGCCAGGCATTACAAGATAAACGTAAGCTCTTTGCTGCTCGTAACTTAATGAATGAAGTAGAGAGTGAACGTCAGTATCAAACAGATAAGAAAGAAGGCACTAATGACATAGTAGCTTCCTTATCTAAATTTGGACGTGATTTTGTAGGTTCAATTGAGAATGCTGCTCAAACTGACTCTATTATTTCTGATGGGTTAGCAGAAGGGGTAGGTTCTCTATTAGGTGCTGGTCCTGTATTAAGGGGTGCATCTTTACTGGGTAAAGCAGTTGTTCCAGCAAATACTCTTCGTAGTGCTGCATTGGCTGGTGCTATTGATGCAGGTACTGGTACTCAGTCACTGGCTCGTATTGCCTCTACTGTAGGTAGAGCTGCACCGGGTATGGTTGGTGTTGGTGCAATGGAAGCTGGTGGTGCATACCAACAAACTGCTGATGAAATTATGAAGATGAGTCTTAAAGACTTAGAGAAGTCTCCTGTTTATCAGCAACATATTAAAGATGGTATGTCCCCTGAACAGGCTCGTCGTCAGACTGCATCTGAAACTGGTCTTACTGCTGCTGCTATTCAATTACCTATTGCTGCTGCAACCGGTCCTCTGGTATCCCGTTTTGAGATGGCTCCTTTCCGTGCTGGCTCTTTAGGTGCTGTAGGTATGAACCTTGCCCGTGAAACAGTGGAAGAAGGTGTTCAGGGTGCTACAGGCCAACTGGCTCAGAATATTGCACAGCAACAAAACATTGATAAGAACCAAGACCTGCTTAAAGGTGTCGGTACACAGGCTGGTTTAGGTGCTCTTTATGGCTTTGGTTCTGCTGGTGTTGTACAGGCTCCGGCTGGTGCTGCTCGTTTAGCAGGTGCTGCAACTGCTCCTGTATTGCGTACCACAATGGCTGGTGTTAAAGCTGCTGGTAGTGTAGCAGGTAAGGTTGTTTCTCCTATTAAGAATACTTTAGTAGCTCGTGGTGAACGGGTTATGAAGCAGAATGAAGAAGCATCTCCTGTTGCTGATGACTATGTTGCACAGGCAGCACAAGAAGCTATGGCTCAAGCACCAGAAGCAGAAGTTACTATTCGTGATGCTGTTGAAGCAACTGATGCTACTCCAGAACAGAAAGTTGCAGCACACCAGTATGTTTCTGACTTAATGAATGCTACTCGTTTTAATCCTGAAAATTATCAGGAAGCACCAGAGCATATTCGTAATGCTGTAGCTGGTTCTACTGACCAAGTACAGGTTATTCAGAAGTTAGCAGACTTAGTTAACACATTAGATGAATCTAATCCTCAAGCACTGATGGAAGCTGCATCTTATATGTATGATGCTGTTTCAGAGTTTGAGCAGTTCATTAACCGTGACCCTGCTGCACTGGATAGCATTCCTAAAGATTCTCCGGCTATTGAGTTACTCAACCGTTATACGAATCTGACAGCTAATATTCAGAACACACCAAAAGTAATTGGTGCACTGAATGTTATTAATCGAATGATTAATGAATCTGCTCAGAATGGTTCTTTGAATGTGACTGAAGAATCCAGTCCACAGGAAATGCAGAACGTAGCATTAGCTGCTGAAGTAGCCCCTGAAAAGCTCAATCCAGAGTCTGTAAATGTTGTTCTTAAACATGCTGCTGATGGTCGTATTAAACTGAATAATCGCCAGATTGCTGCCCTCCAGAATGCTGCTGCAATCCTGAAGGGGGCACGGGAATATGATGCAGAAGCTGCCCGTCTTGGATTACGTCCTCAAGACATTGTGAGTAAACAGATTAAAACGGATGAGAGCAGAACTCAGGAAGGACAATACTCTGCGTTGCAACATGCGAATAGGATTCGGTCTGCGTATAACTCTGGTAATTTCGAGTTGGCCTCCGCTTACCTGAACGACTTTATGCAGTTCGCCCAGCACATGCAGAATAAGGTTGGAGCGTTGAATGAGCATCTTGTTACGGGGAATGCGGATAAGAATAAGTCTGTCCACTACCAAGCTCTTACTGCTGACAGAGAATGGGTTCGTAGCCGTACCGGATTGGGGGTCAATCCCTATGACACTAAGTCGGTTAAATTTGCCCAGCAAGTTGCTCTTGAAGCGAAAACGGTAGCGGATATTGCTAATGCCCTCGCTTCGGCTTACCCGGAACTGAAGGTCAGTCATATAAAAGTTACTCCATTGGATTCACGTCTTAACGCTCCTGCTGCTGAGGTGGTCAAGGCATTCCGTCAAGGCAATCGAGACGTTGCTTCTTCTCAACCGAAAGCTGACTCCGTGAATCAGGTTAAAGAAACTCCTGTTACAAAACAGGAACCAGTTACATCTACTGTACAGACTAAGACTCCTGTTAGTGAATCTGTTAAAACAGAACCTACTACTAAAGAGTCTAGCCCACAGGCTATAAAAGAACCTGTGAACCAGTCTGAAAAACAGGATGTTAACCTTACTAATGAGGACAACATCAAGCAACCTACTGAATCTGTTAAAGAAACTGAAACTTCTACAAAAGAAAGTACAGTTACAGAAGAATTAAAAGAAGGTATTGATGCTGTTTACCCTTCATTGGTAGGTACTGCTGATTCTAAAGCAGAGGGTATTAAGAACTATTTCAAATTGTCCTTTACCTTACCAGAAGAACAGAAATCCCGTACTGTTGGTTCAGAAGCACCTCTAAAAGATGTAGCCCAAGCTCTGTCTTCTCGTGCTCGTTATGAACTCTTTACTGAGAAAGAAACTGCTAACCCTGCTTTTAATGGGGAAGTTATTAAGCGATACAAAGAACTCATGGAACATGGGGAAGGTATTGCTGATATTCTTCGCTCCCGTCTGGCTAAGTTCCTTAACACTAAGGATGTTGGTAAACGTTTTGCTCAAGGTACAGAAGCCAACCGTTGGGTAGGTGGTAAGTTACTTAACATTGTTGAGCAGGATGGGGATACCTTTAAGTACAACGAACAATTGCTACAGACTGCTGTATTAGCAGGTCTTCAATGGAGACTTACTGCTACCAGCAATACTGCTATCAAAGATGCAAAAGATGTTGCTGCTATTACTGGTATTGACCAAGCTCTGCTGCCAGAAGGTTTAGTAGAGCAATTTGATACTGGTATGACACTCACTGAAGCAGTTAGTTCCCTGGCTCAGAAAATTGAGTCTTACTGGGGATTATCTCGTAATCCAAATGCTCCATTGGGCTATACCAAAGGCATCCCTACAGCAATGGCTGCTGAAATTCTGGCTGCATTTGTAGAGTCTACTGATGTTGTAGAGAACATCGTGGATATGTCAGAAATTGACCCAGATAACAAGAAGACTATTGGTCTGTACACCATTACTGAACTGGATTCCTTCGACCCAATTAATAGCTTCCCTACTGCTATTGAAGAAGCTGTTTTAGTGAATCCTACAGAGAAGATGTTCTTTGGTGATGACATTCCTCCTGTAGCTAATACTCAGCTTCGTAACCCTGCTGTTCGTAATACTCCAGAACAGAAGGCTGCATTGAAAGCAGAGCAGGCTACAGAGTTCTATGTACACACCCCAATGGTTCAATTCTATGAGACGTTAGGTAAAGACCGTATTCTCGAACTGATGGGTGCTGGTACTCTGAATAAAGAGTTACTTAATGATAACCATGCTAAATCTCTGGAAGGTAAGAACCGTTCAGTAGAGGACTCTTACAACCAACTGTTCTCCGTCATTGAGCAGGTAAGAGCACAGAGCGAAGACATCTCTACTGTACCTATTCACTATGCATACAATATGACCCGTGTTGGTCGTATGCAGATGTTAGGTAAATACAATCCTCAATCAGCCAAACTGGTTCGTGAGGCCATCTTACCTACTAAAGCTACTTTGGATTTATCGAACCAGAACAATGAAGACTTCTCTGCATTCCAGTTAGGTCTGGCTCAGGCATTGGACATTAAAGTCCATACTATGACTCGTGAGGTTATGTCTGACGAGTTGACTAAATTACTGGAAGGTAATCTGAAACCAGCCATTGATATGATGGTTGAGTTTAATACCACTGGTTCCTTACCAGAAAACGCAGTTGATGTTCTGAATACAGCATTAGGAGATAGGAAGTCATTCGTAGCATTGATGGCTCTTATGGAGTATTCCCGTTACTTAGTAGCAGAGGATAAATCTGCATTTGTAACTCCACTGTATGTAGAAGCAGATGGTGTTACTAATGGTCCAATCAATGCCATGATGCTAATGACAGGCGGTCTGTTTACTCCTGACTGGATTCGTAATATTGCCAAAGGGGGCTTGTTCATTGGTTCTCCAAATAAGACCATGAATGAGCATCGCTCTACTGCTGACAATAATGATTTATATCAAGCATCCACTAATGCTTTGATGGAATCGTTGGGTAAGTTACGTAGTAACTATGCCTCTAATATGCCTATTCAGTCTCAGATAGACAGTCTTCTTTCTCTGATGGATTTGTTTTTACCGGATATTAATCTTGGTGAGAATGGTGCTTTAGAACTTAAACGTGGTATTGCTAAGAACCCACTGACTATTACCATCTATGGTTCTGGTGCTCGTGGTATTGCAGGTAAGCTGGTTAGTTCTGTTACTGATGCCATCTATGAGCGTATGTCTGATGTACTGAAAGCTCGTGCTAAAGACCCAAATATCTCTGCTGCTATGGCAATGTTTGGTAAGCAAGCTGCTTCAGAAGCACATGCTGAAGAACTTCTTGCCCGTTTCCTGAAAGATATGGAAACACTGACTTCTACTGTTCCTGTTAAACGTAAAGGTGTACTGGAACTACAATCCACAGGTACAGGAGCCAAAGGAAAAATCAATCCTAAGACCTATACCATTAAGGGCGAGCAACTGAAGGCACTTCAGGAAAATATGCTGCACTTCTTTGTAGAACCACTACGTAATGGTATTACTCAGACTGTAGGTGAAAGTCTGGTGTACTCTACTGAACAATTACAGAAAGCTACTCAGATTCAATCTGTAGTGCTGGAAGATATGTTCAAACAGCGAGTACAAGAGAAGCTGGCAGAGAAGGCTAAAGACCCAACATGGAAGAAAGGTGATTTCCTTACTCAGAAAGAACTGAATGATATTCAGGCTTCTCTGAATAACTTAGCCCCTATGATTGAGACTGGTTCTCAGACTTTCTACATTGCTGGTTCAGAAAATGCAGAAGTAGCAAATCAGGTATTAGCTACTAACCTTGATGACCGTATGCGTGTACCAATGAGTATCTATGCTCCAGCACAGGCCGGTGTAGCAGGTATTCCATTTATGACTATTGGTACTGGTGATGGCATGATGATGCAAACTCTTTCCACTATGAAAGGTGCACCAAAGAATACCCTCAAAATCTTTGATGGTATGAACATTGGTTTGAATGACATCACTGATGCCAGTCGTAAAGCTAATGAAGCTGTTTACACTTCTTGGCAGGGTAACCCTATTAAGAATGTTTATGAATCATATGCTAAGTTCATGAAGAATGTAGATTTCAGCAAGCTGTCCCCTGAAGCATTGGAAGCAATTGGTAAATCTGCTCTGGAATATGACCAACGTGAGAATGCTACTGTAGATGATATTGCTAACGCTGCATCTCTGATTGAACGTAACTTACGTAATATTGCACTGGGTGTAGATATTCGTCATAAGGTGCTGGATAAGGTAAATCTGTCCATTGACCAGATGGCTGCTGTAGGTGCTCCTTATCAGAACAACGGTAAGATTGACCTCAGCAATATGACCCCTGAACAACAGGCTGATGAACTGAATAAACTTTTCCGTGAAGAGTTAGAAGCCCGTAAACAAAAAGTCGCTAAGGCTAGGGCTGAAGTCAAAGAAGAAACTGTTTCTGAAAAAGAACCAGTGAATCCAGACTTTGGTATGGTAGGCCGTGAGCATAAGGCATCTGGTGTTCGTATCCTGTCTGCTACTGCTATTCGTAATCTGGCTAAGATTAGTAATCTGCCATCTACTCAGGCAGCTACTCTTGCGGAGATTCAGAAATCACTGGCAGCTAAAGACTATAAGATTATCTACGGTACACCTACTCAGGTTGCAGAGTATGCTCGTCAGAAGAATGTTACTGAATTGACTTCTCAGGAAATGGAAGAAGCTCAGGCAGGTAATATTTATGGCTGGACTAACTTCGATGATAAGACCATTTATCTGGTTAGCCCATCTATGGAAACCCTCATTCATGAACTGGTTCATGCCTCTACCTTCGAGGAAGTTTATTCCTTCTATCAGGGTAATGAAGTAAGCCCTACTTCTAAGCAGGCTATTGAGAACCTTGAAGGTCTGATGGAACAGTTCCGTTCTCTGGATATTTCCAAAGATTCTCCAGAAATGAGAGAAGCATATGCTGATGCTATTGCAACTATCGAAGGTCATTTGAGTAATGGATTTGTTGACCCAGCTATCTCTAAAGCTGCTGCTCTTAATGAGTTTATGGCTTGGGGGTTAGCTAACCGTGCTCTTGCTGCTAAACAGAAGAGAACATCTTCACTGGTTCAAATGGTGAAAGATGTTTATCAGGCTATTAAGAAATTGATTTGGGGACGTAAACAAGCTCCTGCATTGGGAGAAGATATGTTCTCCAATCTGCTGTTTAACTCTGCAATTCTGATGCGTAGCCAACCTACAACTCAGGCAGTAGCTAAAGATGGCACACTGTTCCATAGCAAAGCATATGGTAATAATGAACGTCTGTCTCAGTTGAACCAGACTTTCGATAAACTGGTAACTGATTACCTTCGTACTGACCCAGTTACAGAAGTAGAACGTCGTGGCAATGTGGCTAATGCATTAATGAGTGCTACTCGACTGGTTCGTGATGTTCAGTCTCATGGCTTCAATATGACTGCTCAGGAACAGTCTGTATTCCAGATGGTTACTGCTGCATTAGCAACTGAAGCTGCGATTGACCCACATGCTATGGCTCGTGCTCAGGAACTTTATACCCATGTAATGAAACACCTTACGGTAGAGCATTTCATGGCTGACCCTGATAGTACTAACCCTGCTGACCGTTACTATGCTCAACAGAAATATGACACCATCTCTGGTGCTAATCTGGTTGAAGTAGATGCCAAAGGTAGAACCAGTCTGTTACCTACATTCCTGGGTCTGGCTATGGTTAATGAAGAACTACGTTCAATCATTAAAGAAATGCCTGTACCTAAAGCAGATAAGAAATTAGGGAATGATATAGATACTCTGCTTACCAATGCAGGTACTCAGGTAATGGAATCTCTGAACCGTCGTATGGCTGGTGACCAGAAAGCTACTAATGTTCAGGACAGTATTGATGCTTTGTCAGAAACAATCATGGCTGCTGCTTTGAAACGAGAGTCCTTCTATGATGCTGTAGCAACCCCTACCGGTAACTTCATTGACCGTGCTAATCAGTACGTAACGGATAGCATTGAACGGTTATCTGAAACTGTTATTGAGAAGGCAGATAAGGTAATTGCTAACCCTTCTAATATAGCTGCTAAAGGTGTTGCTCATCTGGCTAAACTGACTGCTGCTATTGCATCTGAAAAACAGGGTGAAATAGTGGCTCAGGGTGTTATGACTGCTATGAACCAGGGTAAAGTATGGCAACCTTTCCATGACTTAGTTAATGACATTGTTGGCCGTACTAAGACTAATGCCAATGTCTATGACTTAATCAAATTGGTTAAGAGCCAGATTTCTCAAGACCGTCAGCAATTCCGTGAGCATTTACCTACAGTCATTGCTGGTAAGTTCTCTCGTAAATTGACTGATACCGAATGGTCTGCAATGCATACTGGTTTAGGTAAAACAGATTTAGCTGTTCTACGTGAAACTATGAGCATGGCTGAAATTAGAGATTTACTCTCTTCATCCAAGAAAGTGAAAGATGAAATCTCTACTCTGGAAAAAGAGATTCAGAACCAAGCAGGTAGAAACTGGAATCTGGTTCAGAAGAAATCTAAGCAACTGGCTCAATACATGATTATGGGGGAAGTAGGTAATAACCTCCTTCGTAATGCCCATGCTATTAGTCGTTTGTTAGGTGAACGTATTACTAATGGTCCTGTGGCAGATGTAGCTGCTATTGATAAGCTCATTACTTTGTACTCTCTGGAATTGATGAATAAGTCTGACCGTGACCTTTTGTCAGAATTGGCTCAATCAGAAGTGGAAGGTATGGAGTTCTCCATTGCTTATATGGTTGGTCAACGTACTGAAGAGATGCGTAAAGCTAAAGGTGATAACCGTACTCTGCTGAATCACTTTAAAGGCTATATCCCTGTAGAGAACCAGCAAGGTGTGAATTTGATTATTGCTGACGATAAAGAGTTTGCTAAGTTAAATAGCCAATCCTTTACTCGTATTGGTACTTATCAGGGGAGCACTGGTTTCCGTACTGGTTCTAAAGGTTATTACTTCAGCCCAGTAGCTGCCCGTGCCCCTTACTCTCAGGGTATTCTTCAGAACGTTCGTAATACTGCTGGTGGTGTGGATATTGGTACTGGCTTTACGTTAGGCACTATGGTTGCTGGGCGTATTACTGACAAACCAACCGTAGAGCGTATTACCAAAGCTCTGGCTAAAGGTGAGCGTGGGCGTGAACCACTGATGCCAATTTATAACAGCAAAGGTCAGGTAGTTGCTTATGAACAATCCGTTGACCCTAATATGTTGAAGCACCTAAACCAAGACAATCACTTTGCTAAGATGGTTGGTGTATGGCGTGGTCGTCAGGTGGAAGAGGCTAAAGCACAACGTTTTAATGACATTCTCATTGAGCAATTACATGCTATGTATGAGAAAGACATTAAAGACTCCAGTGCTAATAAATCTCAATATGTAAACCTGTTAGGTAAAATTGATGACCCAGTACTGGCTGATGCGATTAACCTGATGAACATTGAGACTCGTCATAAGGCCGAAGAACTCTTCGGTAAAGATGAGTTATGGGTTCGTAGGGATATGCTGAATGATGCACTTGGCTATCGTGCTGCATCTATTGGTGATGTGTGGACCGGTAACTCTCGTTGGTCACCTAGCACCCTTGATACTGTTAAGAAGATGTTCCTCGGTGCATTCGGTAATAAGGCATATCATGTAGTAATGAATGCTGAAAATACCATTCAGAACTTAGTGAAGGACGCTAAGACAGTAATTGTTGTTAAATCTGTTGTAGTACCGGCAGTTAACTTCCTTGCTAACATCTACCAGATGATTGGACGTGGTGTTCCTGTTAAAGATATTGCTGTGAACATTCCTCGTAAGACGTCAGAGATTAATCAGTATATTAAATCTCGTTTACGTCAGATTGATGCGGAAGCAGAGCTACGTGCTGCTGAAGGTAACCCTAATCTGGTTCGTAAACTTAAAACTGAGATTCAATCTATTACTGATAGTCATCGTCGTATGAGTATCTGGCCTTTGATTGAAGCAGGTGAGTTCTCTTCTATTGCTGATGCTGGTATTAGTCGTGATGACCTGTTAGTAGCTGAAGGTAAGATTCATGAGTACATGGAAAAACTTGCTAATAAACTTCCAGAAAAAGTACGTAATGCTGGCCGTTACGCTCTTATTGCTAAGGACACTGCTCTGTTCCAGGGTATCCAGAAAACAGTAGAGTATTCAGACTTTATTGCTAAAGCCATCATCTATGATGATTTAGTGAAACGTAAGAAAAAATCTTCTTCTGAAGCATTAGGTCAGGTAACTGAAGAGTTTATTAACTATGACAGATTGCCTGGTCGTTTCCGTGGCTATATGGAAAGTATGGGTCTGATGTGGTTCTACAACTTTAAAATTCGTTCCATTAAAGTTGCTATGAGCATGATTAGAAACAACCCAGTACATTCTCTGATTGCTACAGTAGTACCTGCTCCTACCATGTTTGGTAACGTAGGTCTACCAATTCAGGACAACATGCTAACCATGCTGGCTGAAGGAAGACTGGATTACTCATTAGGCTTCGGACAAGGATTAAGAGCACCTACCCTCAATCCTTGGTTCAACCTTACTCACTAATAAAAAATGCCCCTCTAATGAGGGGCTTTAATTTCTACTAAGCTAATACCCAATCTTCTGCTAATACATCTGATTGAGATGGAACCCAGGGCATAAATTCATTGTCAGCGGTTTTAATACCCAGCCAATCCTGTTTCATGCATACGGTATTTTCATGTTTATCCATAGCCCAGTTTTCACCGGATACTAATGTGATATACATTCCTTTCCCATTCCAGCCTTTACGGGACATTCTAAAACCTGATTTCATAAGCTCTACTGCGTGACCAAACGTGCAGCCTTTGTCTACATCACAGTATGCTTCTTCAAATGCAGCTTTAGGTGACCAGCTAATGTAGCCACGGAATTGTTCATGGTTAGGTTTAGAATCGGGATACTCTACTAAGTAACCCTCTTCTAACGGGTCTTCATTAGCAGGTACATCCCAACCACGAAGTTTGCAGTAGTCAGCTTTGTTCATCGGGAAACCATTTACACATTTGGTTCCGATGTAATTAGTAAAGTGAACTTTAATTTCCATTAGATTTTACAGCCCCCACCTTCACAGTTGTCATCTTGCAGGAACCCTTTTAGCATTTCCTGGCTCTGAGTTTTCTCATGCAGGTTTTGCTTAAGCAGATAGCCTTCCAATTCCCATACTTTATCAACGGCCTGTTCGTAAGCATATTTCTTACCTAACTCCTCATTGAAGGTGTTAGGGTCAACACAGGCAGATTTACCAGTAATAGTGAATCCATTAGAAAGAACCAGTGCACAAACAGTAGTTGTACTTAATGCTTTTAAATGGTCTTCAGGAATCAGAACTGCTTCATTCTCTACAGCTTTAGCCATATTGAAGTAGTAAACACCTTCAATGATGCTATCAATATGTTCTTCAGTAATACGGTTCATCTTGATTCCTTATTTAATTAAATAAAAAAGCCTCCAGGATTAACCGGAGGCTTCTGTGGGTTATGGTTTTTTAAGTGTTACCTTCACTCGCTACACATCCAAGAGGAATGGACGAATTTAATTTAGCAGCTATTGGACTGTCTCACCAATATTGTCTTTAGAGCACACGTACTCAGGACTATGTTACTGCTAATAGGGAATGAACCATGTTGGATTCTTACCAACTGCTTACCACCTAAGTATCCCTAACATACCCCTATGCAGTTAATACTAAGTAAGCCGTTCATACCTGGTTCAAATAAGGAGGTGGGATGGGAGTCCGAGTCCTGTACAGCCTTACCGTTCACACATTGGCAGCGTATCTAGAATTGCACTTCCGGCAACTGGATTTAACTGTTACATCCCACACATTAGGTTAGTGCTCTGGTTTCAGATGACCCAATCTGTTGTATTACTGTGGCATAACCTAGGGGTTAAAAGTAATATACCAGAGCACTAATTTGGTCAGGATAGCAGGATTCGAACCTACGACATTCTGCTCCCAAAGCAGACGCTCTACCAAACTGAGCTATATCCTGTAAATCTTCAATTCGAAAGAACTCTTACTCTGGTTTAGGATTCGAACCTAATTGGGAAGTAGTTTTCCACAACATTTTTCACTTCTTTTGCGGTAACCAAAATAAGAGTTCTTACGAATTGGTTCCGGCGTCTGGACTCGAACCAGAACACTCATGCCGTGCACGACACTAGTACCTACACCGGAATTAATTGCCAGGGATTCCACCTGGCTCCATCTGTTTTTTTAAGTCACGCAGATATTGTCTGGACTGTGATAGTACAACCTATTAGTGAACACACTACCAGCTAATGTATTGCCGTACATCTGGAGGAAGCTGGGAGGTTCTATAGTGTGTTCACTAATAACCTGTATTGGTGCTGGTTAATGGACTTGAACCATTGACCCATTGCTTACAAGGCAATTGCTCTACCAACTGAGCTAAACCAGCAATTTGGTGGAAGGTGAAGGATTCGAACCTTCGGGTGCATCTCTGCGCCTCCTGATTTCAAGTCAGGTACAATCGGCCTCTCTGACAACCTTCCAAATTTGGCGATGGTGGATGGATTCGAACCATCGACCAGTTGGTTAACAGCCAACTGCTCTACCACTGAGCTACACCATCTTGGTTGAGCGTAGTTATACTACAAACTTATCTGCTCTTACAAGCAGTAACTAATTTCAAGAAACAACTTCTTTCTTTATTTGGGTATTTACTAAGCGGTGAATAAACTAACGAAGCGACTGGGGAGAGTAATCCAGTCGCCTCTTATTAGTTAATTACCTGGCGGCTTAGTGTCACCACCACTACCACAGCACTTATACAAGATAATGACGGTGATAATGAATGCTAGATATGGAGCCGACACGTCTATAATTCTGACAATAAGAAGAATCAAAACTATAAACACCACCACACCCAGCAGTAGCTTTGTAGCCACCATTCACCCAGATATTAACGTTTCAGACCTGCAAACAGAGAAGGTTTGGCTTGTACTGGTTCTTTAGCCTCTTCTTCCTGTACTTCTTTTCTTCTTCCTGAGCAGCAGCTTCTTCAGCTACTTCTACAGTTTCATCAACAGTTTCAGTAGTAGTTTCTACTTCAACTACTTCTTCTTTTTTCTTACCAGTAGCAGAAGCCAGAGCACTGACAGCAGCAGTATTGGTCTGGGTTACTGGACGATGCTTGCGTTCCTTTGATTCTTTCTTTGGTTCCTCAACCACTTCAACAGATTGGGAACCAGCAGGGACAATATCTACGATTGCAGTAGCACCATCATCACCACGAGTAGCTTTGAAGGTTACTTTAATTTCCATACCTTCACGTACAGACATCAGGTCGTTTACATAACCAGTCAGAGCAGCTTCGATTTCAGGTTGGGTCAGGATTACTTGCATTGTTATACCTTTGATAAAATTCTCATTAAATTCTGGAAAGCAGGAGTGAGTACTCCTGCATGGATAGCACCTACAGCATCAGCTAAATGCTCGTTCTTATTGAGCAGCCTACCTTTGGTATCCTTGAGCCAGTTGGCTTCTGGATAAAATCCTGTAGCTGCTCTAATCATCACATCTTTAGAAGCAGTCTTAATACCGGACAGAGCTACTTTGTTCTCAATAGGAGTAACTTCAATAATCTCATGTCCTAGTGCCCTGAGTGCCCCTAAGATGCCTACACAAACACCATAGGATTTCATTCCATTGGCACTTTGTGAACCAACGGGAACCTCTACAAAGATGACCTTTGCTTCTTTGAACCAGTCGATGACGCCAGCAGTAATGTCTTCAGCAGCTTGCATATCTTTGCTGTTCTGCCTTACTTGCTTGGTTCCATCAGGTTTGGTTTCTACCAGCTTCAGGTCTAATCCAGAGAGTATTCCCGTCTCTAAGTCGAGCATTCCCCGTGCTAGTCCCCAGTTACGAAAACTGGGGTCAACTCCAAGCACAGGTATCTGCATTATTTCTTACCGAACAGAGATTTTGCAGCAGAAGCACCTGCACCAGTGTTAGTAGCACCTGGTTTTGGTGGCTGACCGGCTTTACCGGAAGCACCACCTTTAGTGGTTTTATCACGGGTAACGCCTTTGTTTTTCTCCAGCCATTTGTCCCAGAAGACTGCTTCTTCAACGGTCAGTTCTTTACCACGTTCAGTCAGTTCTTCTGCTTCAACAACAGTCAGATGCAGGTCAGGATGGAATACTTTTTCGATGGTATTAGTGAAACGAGTTTCACCAGTAGACACATAGTTACCGGAGCCATCTTTAGTCTGCTTATCTTCTTCAGATTTCAGAATAGCTACAGCAAACTTACCACCGATAGCATTGACTGGAACCATGACAGATTTGGCAACTTCTTTCTTCTCATCGAAGTCATATACATTAACGACTTTCTCTTCGAAGACTGCTTCAGGAATAGTCTCACCAGAAGTCATTACCAGGATGTCATTAATTACAGTGTAGCCCGGCAGGAAGTATTCCTTACCATTCTTTTCATAAGTACACTTGCAGCCTTTTTCAGTACCAGAAGTGATGTACAGTTGCTCACGATATTCACCAGCACTGTGTCCATCAAGGTCAGTCAAGTCTGCAATAATCTGAATGAAGTTAGCACCAGAAGCTGCTTTACCTGCATAAGCTACTTTCAGGGTAGCCAGATAAATGTCAGATTCTTTTGCACCAAATCCGCCACCCAGGTTATCCGTTGCTTTCTCTGCTTTAGCTGCCTGACCTGCCAGATTTCCGAATAAATTGCTCATTTATATTTCCTACTTAATTAAATTAATGAATGACTAACAACCAGATTAAGCACCGGTAGAGTAATACTCTGCCAGATGGTCGAGAAGTTTTTGGGCATCATTGTCCATATAAGTCTCTTGCTTACTGAACATACCCATAGGAGAACGAATACGTTTACCTACTGTTTTCTTAGTAGGTCGAGTCTGAAATACGTGTTTGTACCCTAACTCTTGCTCATCCTCAGTAATTTCCAACATTCCATTGGAATACTTTTCAAGTTCTTTAAGGTCGATACGTTCTGCTGATACAACAGTAGAGAAGTATGCTTCAATACCATTGTTCTTCAGAGAACCTTTTACCGGAACGAAAGTCTTCAGTTCCATTGCACGTTCATCTACTTCGTCTTTGACGTGAGCAGTGAAGATAACTGGCTTGGCAAATTTAACTACTTTCTCCTGAAGGAGAATTTTGAAGAACTGTGCAAATTCACCCCAAGCCTTCTGAGTGTTTGCAGCAGTGAGTACATACTGAGTTTCCAGCATATCCATCATGAAAGTCAGGGAATCTACAATGATTCCGTCCACGTCATCACGATGTTCAATGCATTGGTCAAAGTATTCCAGGATTTGGTATGGGTCAGTAATACGAACACCATTGAAGTTATTCTTGAATGGCAGACGTTTACCAGCTTCTGTATTCAGATATACCCAACGTTCCTGGTTACGGATGTTACGAAGTGAGGCCGATTTACCAGCAGCAGAAAATCCTACAATCAGGATTAGCTGGTCATTCATTTCGCCATGTTCAAATTCTTCTGACATAGTTTCCTCTTTTAACTGACAGTCCTCTTCAACCAAGAAAAGGACTGAATAGTTTCTATTAAGATGTGTAACGTTTAGCCACAGTAATCATTACAGTGGAATCCAGTTCATCAGCAGACAGGGGATTGCTGAGTTTCTTATTGAACTCATGCACACGTTGTTTAACTTCATTGAAGCCTATACCACTATCTACTAAAGCCAGAGCATACTTAATCATGTGGTTATTACGATTGCCTGTAGCAATTCGTTGGGCAAACCAACGTTCGAGATTATCCAGATTCTGAACCTTCTGCATCCCTTGCTGGAATGCCTCATTCTTACTGGTTCTAGGAATGAAATCTCTTACGTCTAGCAGGGGAGCATCCATATTGTAGTAATACGTACCCTTAGCACATGATTCCCATTTCTTGGCTCGTTGATTAGCAGACTCGTCCGTTTTAAAGGGGAGCCATGCCATAACGTTATCCATGAACTCTTTATACTCAGCACCATCAAGTTCAAGCTGATAGTTCATTGGAATAATTAACCGGAAACGGTTTTCTTCATCAGTATGGCGTTTGGTTGTATAAGTCATGAATCGGTATTCTTTCATCAATTCATGGCACACATCCAAACTACACGTACCATCCACATCAATGACAATCATGTTGAAGCCAGCAATAGCATTCTCTTCAGCACGATGTCCTCGACGGAAATGGTGGTTAGCCCAGTGATAGCCTGCTTGTTGGGTCAGTACATGTAACTGGTCAAATGGAACTTTCTCTGCAATATAGTCATAAGCAAAGTTCTCACCATAAGAAACAATCATTTCGTTAGTATCAGTCTCTTTCAGTGTTTCACCACGGAAGAACTCAATACCTTCGTTGTATGTCTTCTTAATGATGATGTGCTGTTTATAGCCCCATGCAGTAGCTAAAGTCATCATCTCATTACGTGCAGCATTCCCACTCTTATAGAATGGTAAAGCCTCAAGCAAGTCTGCATGAGTAACTTCAGTACCAACAGATGCAATATACTTGGCTAATTTAACGTAGGCTTTTTCACGATTGAGGATAGTCTGGAATGCAACACCGGACTCTTCTACCAGAAGAATTGCTTGCTTCAGGTGTTCCATCTCTACCATGATACTGTTATCAACAAATGCAAATGCACCTGCCAATTTCAGTGCCTTAAAATAGCGATGTTCCAGTTCTGCTTTACGAATCTCTTCATGGTCAGCTAAAGCTGCTGCTTGCTTTTCACACTGAATCTTGTAGTCGATTAGTGCAATACCAACATCATCTTCAACTGCCATTTTCCAACCAAACTTGGATGCATCTGCAAGGCTATGAAAGTGGTTAGCCCACTTATTCACAACAGCATTGTTATCCTGCTTAATTAGATTACGATAGATTTCTTCAGCACTCTGGCTCAGATATGCACGTTTATCAGCTTGACCTACAGCAAACAGACAACGACGAGAATAACCAGTATCGAGGAAGTCATAGAATAGTTCCTCAGTCTGGCTCCCATTGAGAAGTTTGCTCGGTGTACCAAACAGAAGAAGGTTAGCTGGAGTTTTACCATCAACTTCCTCACTACGAATACTTTCAGTAGTATTCTTAGTAAGTTTCTGTTTAATCTTGCCTTGGTCATATAACTCAAGGAACACAGTTAATACATCAGCATTAGCGAGAAGGTTTGAACCAATCTCATCAATCTGTAAGTTAATAGCACCACATCCAGCTAATAAGAGTTTATGACGTAACTGTTTCACAGCAGGAGGTGTACCTGAGTCAAACGTAAATGGATAAGCACCAGTACGTCTATATTCAGCTTCCACCTTGTCAAACTCTTCCTTCTGGTCAGTAGCATTACGAGCAGAACGTTCGTTAGCAATTTTCCACAGACGGTCTTCTGCTAAAGCAGGCATGGTGTCTTCCATAAACCGCTTCTTAAAGCCAGCCATAAAACCGTCTTCAACAATGTTGACCGAATGGCCTTTACCGAAGCCTGAAGTAGCAAGAGCCACTGCATAGATGTTTACTGGAATTTCACCACGGTCTTTAGTGATGATAGTTGCACCCATACATGAAGCCATTTTCGCAAGGAAATAGGCCACTTCTACACGGAAAAAACCACGGTCAGTGTTTTGCGTCTTGTTACATAACACATCAACGATTTCTTCAATCGCCGGATGATGTGAGACTCCGGTCAGGTCAATCATGGGAAATATCTCTTTCTTTGTTCGCAGATGTTAAAAATTGAGCAATAGTTGCATCGTTTAGGTTCACCAGGAACATGAAGAATAGTGCCTTTGCCCTTCTCTGCCATGAACTTCCTAGCCTCAAAGAGAGTAGGGAAGTTTTTGGTAGAACGAGCACCAGGTTGTTTTGCTTTCTCTGGGTCAGCAAAGTATTTAAACACTGGGTCAGAACGCCATAACTCTTCATCAGTACATTCTGGAATCTCGCTTTCAGGAGCATCCCAGTACTTATCAATGAGAGTTAGCTTGGCTTTAATCCATTCTTCAGTCGCTTCATAAGACATCAATGGAATGTCTTTATGCAGCACACGATGCTTTGGATAGTTTTCTTGAGATGTAGCTAATGCTTTCATCCAGTCAGTGAAGATGTAGTTAATACGAATCACATCTTCAGTAATCTTATCGTCATGCAACCAACGATACATTGACCCCTGAAGTTTGTGTTCTTCATCTCGTCCGCCCTTTACCCATGTGTAAGTGGAGGTGGATTTTACATCCTGAAGAAGACCTTCAGTAACGATGTCGAACTTGCCTCCAATAGTCCAACCAGCAATCTTTTTAGTTGCTCGTTGTTCTATCCATACAGGAATTAAGTTTGGATTTGATGCAATCTGTTCAGGGGTAGGGTTGATGACAACATTCTGAACAACACGCTCAGGATACCCTAATTTGCGTAATGCATTGTGGTGTCCGTTATGCCATGCCTTCTCAATAGAATCATGTAAGCCTGTACCCATAGAAGTGGACACCAAATCCATGATGTCCATACTTTCTACAGAAAGGTCTACACGATGCTTCATGACAATGTGCTTAATTGGCTTAAGCAGGGTAGTCACAGAAAGATACTTTTTATCCTTCACGTAATCATACTCGTCATGCAAAAGCCAAACAGCTAATGGCAAAGACACGTCATGATTGTTCGTGATTTTCATTTAGAAGCGACCTTAGATGGGTTACTGAAACGCCATGCAGTGATTCGAGCAAAGGGGGCAATCTTATCAGACCAGTCAATCTCATGAGGAAATACATGAGTAATAGTCGTTCCATCGGCACGTACTACATCAACTTGTTCTGCTTTGCTCATTGAAACAGCAATAGGCATAACACCCAAACGGTTGGGTACATGAGTATGCCAACCAGCAAGGCTCATTACTTCACCTTCTGCTGCTTCACCAGTTAACAGGGTGAATAATTCAGCCAGAGACATATGAATCTCTTCGCCCTTCTTCAGAGCCTCAGAAACTGGTTCTTCTGCTTCTTTTTTCTGCCCACCGGATTCTTTAGTAAAAATACGGTTAGCATAATGAACCATCTTCTCTGCATCATAAATGGCAGTGTTACCTGGTTTACCGTTACCTAAACGAGCAGCAGCATTACGCCACAATGCCTTGAACAGACACCCTTCATCAAAGGTCATATTTAGTGCTTGGATAATATCCTCACACTCGGCCTGATATGGGGGCTGTTCCATACGTTGAGGATTGGTTACCTGAACCAGATAGTAGTTATTAAAACCACCTGATAGTTTTTCAGACATGATTACTCCACAGCTTTCAGTTTAGCTTTCTTCGCAGCAGTATCTTTAGTTACCAGATTTTGCTGGAAGTCAGGCTGGCTCATATGACCCAGGTAGCTAACGTTCAGGAATACAATATCCCGTACATCTACCACTTGACCAAAACGGTCATTCAGATTCTGAAACAGAGCAGACTGAGCACGTCCCAGGTCACGGAAAGTTACCTGTTTCTCTTCAGTAAGCAGCATAGTGTTCTGAACAATAACAGCACCTTCCTGCCCATCTTTGTTATCAGGAATAACAAAAGTCAGTTGAGCTGCTACTAACCAGTGATGCTTTTTCTCTTCAATTTGTTTGGTCATTTAAATGCCTTTTGGATTGCTTCATGGACTTGTTCGGGCGTAGCGTAGTTTGGAATTTCAATCTCGTTAGCCCACGTTGGGTAAAATAAGGAGAGTTCCCCACCCAAATGAACATCTGGATGGGCAATATCAGGATGGTCTTGCCATTGTACTGCTTTCACCAAATGAGTATTGGTATATATCACAACATCCATATCATCACGGATAAGGAAATACTGAGCATCATGGATATGGGTACTTGGACGAATATCAAGACGATGCTTACTATTCCGCACCTTACGCATGAACTCTGAACCAGCACGGTTATTCAGAAGACACCAACTTTGGCCTAATGCATTACCAGCAGTACGTCCTTCAGCTTCAGCTTCATAAGGAGTTTTACTGGTTCCACGGATAACTTGTTGAAGTAAGGGGGTTCTGACTCTCAGGCCAAATGCTACGGTTACATAACCATCTTTTGCAGCTTGGTCTAGTTTAGCCTGAACCCAGTCATCACTTACCTTATAAAGTGTATGATAACGTTCCTCAACCATTCGAGCTTTCTGTTCAGGGAAACCACAGTTCTTCATCAAAGTGATGTACGTGCCCTGATAGGTAAGAGCAAAGGTAGGTGCTTTAGAATCCTGACGATATGCTTTGTACTTCTCCTGAATAGAATTAACAGACTCTACCGTATCTTCAATGTCAGGCATCATCTCACCGAAGTAAGCATACGCACGAAGACTATGCCCATCGTAACCATCGGTATACACCTTCAGTTTATTAGGGTCTTTGGTTGTTAAAGCAGATATACGGTCTTCGAGAGAAGCAAAGTCTAGCCCACAGAATATCCATCCAGGAGGGGCTTCAAAGCATTTCTTAATTATCTTGGCATACCTGGAACCAGAAGGTAGGTTCTGTAGGTTTGGTTCGCTACTGGATAGACGACCTGATACAGTTCCACCTAAGTTCAGGTTACCAAAGAGATAATGCCAACCATCTGGTCCTTGTCTGGCATTTTTTAATGCTGGGATGAATGCTGTCAGAATTTTATCTACAGCTTTGTAATCAATCAGAGCGTCAAGAATTTCCAGAATACTGGTATCTTGGGTATGGTTCTTCAAAGACTTGAGTATGCCACTACCAGTAGCAGGTAGTTTACTTGCAGTCAGACCCAGTACAGGTAACTCCAGAAACTCAAAAAGTAGCTTCTGTAATTGAACACCTGAGTTTGGATTAAACTGCTCTTTAGCATCAGCTAAAGTTACTCGTTTCTTCTTCAGAATCTGGTTCTGTTTTTCTACCCATTCTTCATTAAGAAGACGGGTAAAATCTTTGATTACTTTACTGTCAGCAATTGTTTTTAACGCATTGTTATAGTCTTGGGTTAATGCCTCTTCTACCCCCAATACTGTCTTCATATTGATAGGCATCCCAGTTAACTGCATTTGAATAATATCTTCACATGCAGGTTTAAAGATGTTTGTATAAACATCTAACTGTTGGTCATTAACTAGAGTATCCCAATGCTTTTCATAGACATACCAGGTACACAATCCATCCACTAAGTTGTATTCCAACAACTCTGCTAATGGGATTCTGGTAATGTCATTGATTTCTTCCTGAGCATAGTTACCAGCATATTCCTGAGCTTGGTCTTTAAGACTTAGCTTATTACCAGCACAAGAATTAGTAGCCAGATAGGTAATTAACTTAGTGCAATCCCAGTTTCTTAGCATGATACTCATGCCATGCAACAATCCTTCCGTATCCAGAAGGTCTGTCATAAATAACTGGTAAATGAGTGCATATACGTCAAAGGCAATATTGTGATACATCTGCCTGTTCAGATACTTAATAAAAAAGTCTCTGAGCATAGAGCGAACAAGCATGTTGTGAACCTGTCTACCATAAGGAGCTTCGGTAGCTCCCTCAATTGGTTCGTAATCCACAGGGAATGCTATCCCTTCGTGCTTGTTCCAACAGAATGTAATAGTGCCTATACCACAGTCATAATGCTTCAGACTGAAGGTTTCTATATCTACTGCTAATGGAACATTCATCTCCAGTAACTTATCCAACCACTTAGATATAGCTTCTGGAGTTAATGGATAATCAGCATAGTGGATAATCTTAGTTCCTGGTTCAACATAAGAACCAGAGACATAATCAATCAGAGCCTGCATGGATAAAGCAATCTTAGTCTTTACCTTATCTGGGTCATAAAAGATTTGTCTGTAATTGGGAACGTAAATAACTTTCTGGTTCCCATAAGCACAATCCATTACATAGCCAATATTGGCATCAGCTTTACCTTGTTTGGTTAGCTGTTTGTAATATTCAGAATCACCACAGATGATATACTGAGTTTGTGCTGCTTCGAATGCTGGCACTAATTCTTGGGTAATAAACTCCTGCATCTCTTTAGCAGGAGTTTTCTTTTTCCCTGGGGCTGTATGAAGTTCAAGAATCATTACTGAATCTTTATCTACATCCCAGGGTTCCATGTATGCTTTGACAATATCATCCTTACGTAACGTTGTAGCAAGGATAGCAATAGGGTAGATACCCTCATTGTTGAATGTAATGTGACGCATACAGACCTCAAAAGATAAGATGGGTTCCCGCATAGTATTCGATAATCGGCAAGATTTTCTCATACTGACGGAGAGCCATAGCATCATTATCCAGAGTAAATGCTGCCTTTCTGGTTCTCTGTAAGGATTTCAGATGACCCTGTTTATCCATAGCAATGAGGCATTCTGGCAATGCATCACGAACGTCTTGATAAGTCTTACAGCCCTGAACCAGACGAAAGACCATCTGATTTACCATATGGACTTCTAGCAGAAGTTTACCTGCTTGTTCCAGATACTCCCGCATACCATCCAGTAGGTGATTAGCCAGAGCCAGACGATGACCAGAAGGGGGTTGTTGTGATGAACGAGAACTCGAATAGAACTCCCCTAAATACAGGAATCCTGTTGAGTTATATACAGCGAATGTTTCCCCATTACGTGTAATGATACTATCCAGCACTTTATCTAGCCGACGTAACTCGGCTAAGAATAATTCCTGAACCAGTTCACTACTATTAGTCATTTCACGGATTTGTTTTTCACCCAGTTGCATAAGTTCTCCTTAGCGAACCAGACCACCAAATTTCTCTGCCAAAGAGCCATAGAACACAACACGATGACGAGCACGAGATACTGCTACATAAAGCAGACGTGCTACTACATCAGGCTGACGGCAAGTAGATAAATCAGTAGCATCAATAAAGATGGTGTCGTAGGTAGAACCTTGCGACTTATGCACAGTAGAAGCATGTAATGCCCGAAGTTCAGGGAATGTTTCTTTCAAATAGAAATGACGTTCCCAGTTCTTTTGGTGTGCATAGTACTTTTGCAAACGAATGAAATAATCCATATCTACCGGAATAGGGATACCTTCAAAGACACCACCATAACCAGTATCCAGAGTGCAATCACGTACTTCTAATTCGATACCAGAGGAATCAATCAGAATCTTACGAGTAGCAGAATCCTGGTCAACAATTTGGCATTCCTGTTCAATACTGAGGCGGTCACCAGCACCAATCTGAATAGCAGAGTTACTTACTAACTCTTCACCAATACAGAACTCCCCGTGGAATCCATTCATGGCTCGAATGAAGGTGTTATAGTTAACAACCTGTTGGTTGGTGTAGGCAACAATACGAGTGTCAGTCTTAGTCATGAAATGACCCTCGACTTCTTTTCTCATTTCATCACCATCTTCAATCCAGTCGATAATACCCGGAACTGCTTTAATAGGCAGGAATCCGTGCTTACCTTCAATGGTTCCACGAAGCTGTTCATGCAGTGCATGGAGTTCAGGGACATCAGTACGCATCTGCTGGGTCAGCATAAACTCTTTAATGCTACTGTCATTGTAGACAGGGGAAGAAGTTTCCTTTACAGGCAACAATTGGCATTTATCACCCAAGTAAACAATCTTACTTTGGTGAGTACCTTCGTTAATAAACTTCTTCAGTTTACGGTCAATCATTGATGCTTCATCAATAAAGATGACCTTATTCTTTTTGATACTGAAGGACTTAGATGGAATCAGGTCTGCTTCTCCAGTCTTCAGGTTATTCCGTACTGTCAGACCTTGAAAGGAATGATAGGTAGACGTAGGACGTCCTGTTGCACGGGCTAATACTTCTGCTGCCTTATTAGTAGTAGCAGTCATAATAACTTCGTTATAGAGAGCAGGGATTCCCATCAGACTGCATGTCTCATGATAACGAGGCATAATCTCGTCAATCATATGAGCCATTGTAAATGTCTTGCCTGTACCACCAGGTCCACTAATACGAAGTTCAGAAGCATTGGGGTCGAGCAGAAAGTCGAAGAAACCTTCTGCCGCTGCCTCTTGACCAGGATTTAGTGGCAGCTTAGTAGTACTTTTATACATGAGTTCTCCAGATACAAAAACCGCCCTATATGGGCGGCTCTTTTAAATGAATGGGGTTAAATCAGGCGGAGTATAATCCTTACCTTTCATTACTTTCTTATTCTCATTGAAAACAGGCTCACCGTCTTCAAATTTTGAATAATTAGAACGGTTCACTTCAGTGAGTGCTCCAGGTACGTTCATACCCAAGAAAGTACCGACGCCAGTTGCTGTAACAATCTGGTCAGCAATACTATCTAAAAGATCATTTGGGTCTTTCACAGCAATACCCCCATTTTGTTTAATGAGGTCTGCTACATGAACAATGGCTTCTCTCAGATAAGCTATTTTCTTATCGTCTTCCTTATAGACGCTGCATATTGCTTCTAGCATTTCTGCTACTTCTTCCAGATGGCAACCAATCTGGGTACTAATGTTTTTACTCGTTGGGTTGGGTACTGCCTTCAGAAACCAGTTCTGGGTTTGTACCAACGTATCTTTTGAGGAATCGTTCATGGGCAGTTTCCTTATGATTATGACGATTATTGTAGGCTTCCAGTAATAAGTCTCGAACGTATTGTCGAATCTCATACTTTGGTCCTACTTGTTCCGATAACCAATCAGCTACGTGAGTAGGTAATGGTGCTAATACGTTCTCCATAAATGTTCGACGTGTGTCGGCTGGTTCAATACCAAGAGAGCGTAATCGTAAGGTAACTGTAGTGGGGTGAACACCTAATGTTTTAGCAATGGTTCCCAATGATAAACCGACTGCATTCATACGAATAATATCGTCATCATAGGCTTTACGGTTAGCACGATAAACTTTGGCCATAGTATGTATCCTCTTCAAAGATAGCTCCAGTATATTTCAACTGGAGCTACTTGAATAGTTAACCTACTTACTTCAGATGATGCTTCAGTTTATCAATTTGGCTGCATTCTTCAGGAGTCAGACCCAGTGCAGCATAAGACTTCTTAGCAGCACGTTTCACATCGTGAATGGCATGAGCTTTACAGTAATCAGACATACCTTTGTCATTCAGATAACTACGAATAACATCAGCATTCCGACTACGAGTGACTGTAGTTTTCTTAGGTGCAACAGTTTTATCCTGTTTGACTGCTTTTTCTGGCTTAGGCTTATTAGCACGAGCATCAATCAGTTTCTGAACCATGTCACCACTGAAGCCTAAAGAAGCCCATGACTTCTTACATTTGCCCTTAGCAGCAATGATTTCATCAGCCAGCGTAATAGCTTCATTAGAAGTCTCTGCTTTCAGGAACTGGTTCCAAAGGTCTTTAAGAATTTCCATCTTAGTCTTCTTAATAGGTTTAACATCCGTTGCCTTCACTGGTTCGGCTTTAGGATTAGTTGCCGTAAAGCTCTCTTCCATATTCAAGGCAGTTTTCTTAATTACTGGTTCATCTGGAATAACGATGTCTTCCACATCATCCAGATAATTACGGGTGAGTTCTGAATAAGTCAGATTGGTTCCATAATGACCACCAACCAGTACCTGACGAGAAGGTTCAGGGTGATTACCACTGAGAACCATGTTCAGAATTTCCGTACCACCCTCAATGGTGGAGATTGGATTGCCATTATTAACATGGTCACGAATAGCGTCAGGTAGCTTGGTAATGATGTGATAAGCAGATACACGCATCTTAGTAACATCGTATTCTGGTACTGCAAATACATCCTCTGGAGCAACTTTACCAATAATGGTTACGTTGCCTGAGAAATTACGAATGTATTGCAGAGAAGCTACGTGCAAACCATGAGAACAGTCTTTACGACGGTTCTGGTCTACAAGGCTTTCTCTAACCATTACACGCATACCAACGCATTGCTCAATCTTCTTAGAATGGCAATCAACAAATACATCATCCATTACATCTTTAAGATGTTCAGGATTGTCTTTGCTTTCCAGACGTTTGAAGATAACAATGGAGCCATCATCTGCAATTGGCAGGTCACCTTTTTCCATAAACTTCATCAGGTCTTCAACAGAGTGACGACGTTTATCAATTACAGTAGACAGGCGTTCAAGAAACTTAGTAAAGCCTTTATAGTCTTTCAAATTTGCAGATTGACGGATATGACGATGTAGGTTCTGAACATCAGGAACCACCTTATCATTTACTACAGCTACAATAGTCTCTTCATTCTCATTCAAGTCAGTATGAAACTCGTAAGCATCAGTAGCGACAGCACCCATAGCTTTCAGCTTAGATGATGCAGCTTCCAGCTTTTCTTTATTGGTTGGCTCTGTAGCTTTCACGGCAACCTTAGCAGGAATACCGTCTTCCAGTTTGTTATAGACAGAGATAACACCCTGAGTGTTATTCAGACGTCTTACAAATTCTTTAGCCTGAGTCTCTGTGAGCCAATCAAACACTTTGAATGGAGTTGGTTGAGCCAGCAGGTTATTGACATATTCACTGGTTCTTCCTGAGATTTCACGGATAACATGAATAACCTCAATACGATGATTCCGTGGGTCTACATCTGTAATCCATACAGCATAGTTACCGTAAAAACGCTCATGAGTAACTGTCATTTCTGGTTCAGGTGCTTTTAATGATGCATGTTGTACAGCAAGAGTTTTGCCTACAGCATTAGCAATAAAAGCATTGAAAGCAGTTGGTTTAGCACCTAACTCTACAGGTGATACATGAGGGACTTGTTCTTCCTCTTCCCCCAAAAAGAACTCTTGCAGCTTCTTCTTGGTAATACGGAAGAATTTAACAAAGCCACCTGTATCACGTTCAGCGTCTAGAAACTCTTGACGAATCTGAGCTTCGATAGTGACATCCACTTCAATAATCTTACCTGGGGTAAGATTCTTTTCTTTTGCTTCAGCAACAATACGAGGTACACGGGCATCCCCTTGGGGGATGACCATAGTAGAACCATCTGGTTGCCATAAGGTGAGGTTACGGCTGTCTACTGACAGGGCAATAATGGCGAGATAATTTCGTTTCATCAGTCTGTATTCCGTTTAAGAGCAGCTTTTACAAGCAGTTTGATTGCAGGGATTGATTCAGGGAATTGTTCGATTTCACGAAGCAATGTGTCTACAGTACATGCAGCCAACATATAACCCCCAGCATCAATATCGAGGAACATCTTCGGTATCCTACGAAGTTCCGAGTACTTACTGAAAGTCTTGCAATGCACATCAACATCACTAAGGAAGTGATACTGTTCTTCAGTAATCAGCCCCTTCCCTAACAATGCACGTAGCTTAGGATAGCTACTACTTTGTAAGAAGAGATAAGCATTCTCCAGTTCTGGGTCATAACGCAGACCTTTCAATGGGGCGTATGTAATATCCAGTTCTCTCAGTAATCTGAGGTGTTTGGAGTAAATACCAATATCACTTAACGTTTTCTGACGTTCTTTAGTGACATACTTAATGAATTGTTTGGATGTAAGAACCGAAGCAATATACGGAGCAGTCCATTCATCCAAATGAACAGCACCTCGCTTAATAGCTTTATTACGTTCAATTTTATTACGACAAACAACAGTCACATCTTTAATGGTAGCAGGAGTTAATTGCCACATAGAAAGAATACCAAGTCTTCCTGTGTAGTTATTAATATCTTCCTGCATGATGTAATACTGGGGAGTATCTACATCAACCATTCGGTCATGAGAACGGGAAGCGTAGTGAGAACCGCATACCTCACTCGAATAGCTACGATGCTCTTTTGGTATTTCAAGGATATTCATACTAATAAGACGGTTAGGACTAACCTTTTTCTTATTAGTAGCTTTCTTAGCTTGTAATTTGGAAATGGCTAATTTAGCCTCTTGTTCCTCTTTACGTCTACGAGCTATACAATCCCATTCATGATATTCAGCCATATTAATGACTTCGTATCCTGCTTTAGTGAGCAGATTGGCCATAGCTTCTGCTTCACCTTTCTTGGTTCCAACTTTGACAATGATTGAGTTATATTTCACCAGTGTCTCAGTAGAAAGATTATCAAATTCGGGATACCCAGCCAGACTATCTTCAATATTGGTAATACGTGGGGTAACAAATACACGGCACTTCTTAGAACTATAAGTCATGAAGTTTAATGAGTGTATTCTACGGACACTATTAACAATATTATTACGCCACAGTTCAACACCATATTGATAATGAAATAGGGAAATACCTTTAGTAATCCCCAATTTAGCAAAGGTTTTGAACATTGGCTTAATAGCCATATCAGTAAATACTTTAGTTAATTCCCTGTAATTACGTAAATCCTTAGCCCTCTTTAAATGCTTACGGAGATGGGCTTTTTGAGAACCAGAGAAATGAGCCAGTGCAGGATGTTCAAGTTGACGGTCAATCTCCATATTTCCCCATTTCTTACACAGGTGAGCATATTGCTTACTGAATAAAGTAGAAGACATATAACGACTGACAATAACATCAGGCACTAAATTGGTGTAAGGCAAATAACTATTTACCTCAAAACGGTGAGGGCTATATTCTTTAATAGCTTTCCCAATATACTCAATAGCATTTGGAAGACGGGCTTTAATATCTGCTTCCATTTTATCTACTAAAGCTACAGCCAAATTTACGATACCGTCTTCGGTCATTTTTTGAGATGACAATGTTTCACGGCTAGGTGCTACAGCTAGTGATGATGGAGCAGCTTGAACAACGATACGGCTACAGTTAATAACCTGCATAAACTGTTTAACCAGTTTTAATGCTTCATGCGTAGCAGGAGTATCCAAAGCAGGATACATAACATTACCATAACGGATAAATATTGAATGACCGCCCATGTAATATTTATGCCATGTGCTATGGTCTAGGTTATAGCTACCTGGTTCAAAAGACATACCCAGTACAGGCAGTAATTCTACTGTATTTGGTCCTGTATACTGATTGCAGTAAATACATTTAATCTCACCATGTAATACAATGGCTCGAATATATGAATCAATTTCTAAAATATCTTCTGACTGAAGCTGAATTTTAACTTCAAGCCCAGATTCTTCAGTAGGTACGCTAACGATAGGAATAATCCCTGGTTTACCGTTAGTCTCAACAGAAGATTTAGCAATGTGATAGACAGTCTTGGTTCCGTCACACATAGATGTGACAGTAAAACTGTCTGTATAGGCCATAGGGGATTTACATCCTAAGCCAAAGCCACCAGTGGAAGCAGTATTAGCTTTCTTGGTAGATGCACCATATACCCCATAGACCTCTTGAATCTTATCTTTAGGAATACCAGAACCATAGTCACGGAAGATAAGGAAACCATCTTTATCAATGGTTACATGGATAGGAATATCTGTTTTATTCCCCTCAATATGAGCATCCCAGCTATTGCACAATGTCTCACGTACCATTGCCAGTTTCTGATTAGAATAGAGGTTAGCACTGAGTATTTGGAAGAATGCTGGGTCTTCAGAAATACCGAAGGCCATAGCATCTTGAGCACCCAACGTTGCTGATGTGGTCAGTTCAGTAGAGTCAGCTACTTGCATCGAATTTTCTCCAGTAAATTATTAATTAACTACTACGCTTTTCAGCCATTGCTTGTAATACAAACACAGCCATATCAGAGGCCATGTCATCGGTTATTGCTTCTGCATTGCCATCAATGAACATCTGGTCTTCAGACCATTCATCCAGCATACGTTGTACTTCTGCCAGACCTGCCTGAACCATTGTTTTATTAGGAGATAGCCATAGTTGGCGTTCTTTAGATAGCTCTGCAATACAGATGCAAAGAGAAGCAATATTTGCAGGACAAACTGCAATATCTTCTACTTTGGAATATTCAGACAGCTTATGGGATTCGCCTGTTTTGGCATGGATGATATTTGGGTCAATCATGAATTTCTTCCAGGTTATGAGTAGGAACAGTGAAGAATGGGTAGCTACCATCTTTCTCAAGAGTTACTGAGGTATGTGGGACACCAGTAGCACGAGTGTCATCATGAGCAACGCCGTAATCATACTGAAGGCATTCATAAACAATGTCTCCTTTCTCATGTGACTGACCAGCAGCACTACCCATTACAGGCTTATCCTTAATACGGAATTTACGTGGTTTAGCCATATGGCCTCCTATGTACATGGAATCAAAAAAATTGCCTCCATGTAGGAGGCAAATAGCGGAGTTTATTATGAGTGGTCTACACCCACAAAAGACCTACTTAGTGGATGCATTCATCTGCAAGCAGCTTACGGAATTGAATCCAGCCACACAGATTACCTGAGTATAGACGTAAATCTCTGTCCATGTGGCTAATGCCATCTTCCCATGTAGATGGGTCAGTAGGCTCATTTAAGCCTTTACTCATTACATGTTGAGGAGTTGCTTGATGTTCGGTAGGACTTGCGTGAACAGGCTTACTTTCAACCAATTTAGAGAACAAACGCAGGTCTTCTTCGATAGTAGAAGGAGTACCTTTAAAGTTGTTATAGGAAGCACGGGCACAACGAGCAGCAGAGATTTTTACTAACAGGCAATTAATCTCATCACTACTTGGTTCATCACGAGTAATTCGTTGATGTTTGCAATAATCATAAGCATCGAGATAATCACTATTAGTAATGTACGGCAAATGCCATTCCCCAGCCAACAGGGTACGGGGTTTTGATTGGTCATACTGTTCCTTCATCTTAGTAGCCAATTCACAAATCTCTGGTTGAGCATCAGGATGAATGCGTAAACCAAAGAAGTTATTCCATTGAGTAGCTGTCACTACTACACGGATATGCGTGAATGGTTCCAGAATACGATTAACAATCTGCTTATGTACTTGTCCACGACGAAGTTGTTCAGCATACACAGCAGCGGCAGAGGCAGCATTTTCCCAAATGAACTCAGCATCTTTAATTTCCATAGGAGTGAGTTCTTCACTTGCCTGCATTCCTTTCTGGTTCTTACCCCAATGTACCGGCATTACTGGTTCATTACGAACTTGCTCAATAAGGCGTTGGGTAGGAATAGCACGACTACTGGAAGCATTACGATTAAGTGCTCGGTGAGTCATAAATTCTGAATGAATGAAGCGTGGATAAACCAGTTCCATTGTTACCAGGCGGTCACCAGAAAGAGTAATACTATCAGCGAGGATTTTTGCATTAATCATAGAAAGCCTTGAATAGCTTAAGGTGGTTAAAGATGTCCTTACTGGAACCAAGAACAATCTTATGTGCTCCAGTGTAGGCTAGTTTAAATTCTGCTTTTGGTAGAGTAGACAGTAATTCCTGTCCTTCTCTAAGAGCAAGTACACAAGAAATACCCTGCCACTTATCCATAGACATTTCAAAGTTGTCAGCAAGGTCTTTATACAACCAGTACAAAGCACCTAATGCTGTTTTACAGGTTTCTTGTTTACCTTCTTGTTTAGCTACCTGAGCCAGTGTCAGAGCAACTAAGATTTGCTCAACAACAAGACGTAAAGCAACAGCATCCTGTTTACCTTGAACCAGTATACTAACAGCCTTAATAGCTTTCTGGTTCAAGGCTAAACCGTCTTCTGTAGTCTTTTGATACAGCTTTGGTGTTCGTTTTCTGGGTTTTAAAAATGGTATTCTTGTCATCAATATCTCCGGTTTCTGTGATACCAAGGAAACATGTGTGGAGTTGATTTGCTTTTGAATATATCTTTCTTGTTCTTACTCTTCTGTCGTGCAGCCCAGTAATCCCAATTCTTATCGTTATACCAGTAGTTTACGATAATGGAGTTTACCTTCATCTGAAGTAAATCACTGGAACTAAATAATGTATAGGGGTATATCTTCTCGGCTTCATCTATGTAAACGTGTATACCTAATTTGCTCATACATAGTCTCTAATTAAAAAAGCCCACATAAAGTGGGCATAGTTGGGACTAAGCAATGGAGAAAGGAATTTCCATAAATGGGGCTACTATATAACCCCATTACTGTAAACACCTTACTCTGCGGCGTCTTTAGCACCATCAAGTGCTTTAGCTACGTTACGACGGATAGAGTCATAACCTACCTGGGTGTCAATGGAATCGCCGTTAGTAAAAGTAATTACACCACGGCCTTCACTGTTTTCAGTAACGTAAGCTACGTTACGAGCAACAACAGTAACTTTTTGACCATTAACCTTAGTAGTAAAGATAGACATGATATTTCCTTAATTAACGAGCTGACTTAGCAGCTACGGGTTGATTAGGCTGGTTCTGGTATCGCCCATTGTAGGCAGTATTCTCTACTGTCTCATGGAAGATGACCTGAGCAATACCTGAACCAGCAGGGATATGAAGTTTTTTACGACCGTGATAAACCAGTTCTAAAGTCAGATAGCCAGACCATCCTGGTTCAATAACAGTATTGAATACAGATAATGTACGCCTTGCCCATGTAGATTTGTCGTGGACAATACCTACTAGGCCAGCAGGTACATTGAAACGTTCCATTGCAGAAGCTAATGTGAAAGTACCAAACTTCCACTTGGTCTTTCCTTCATCCTTAATCTTGATGCAGGGAATCAAACCAAGAAACCGGTAGAAGGTAACATCCTGTTTAATACGGATGTCATAACCAGCTTCTCCCAGTCCAAATGTAGTCTCACCTGAACTGAGTTTACTGTTGACCATGCCCTTAATGGGCATAGCATCTAACAATAGTTTTCCATTAACAACCATAAAACCTCATGTAATGTTAATAACTTTCCCAAATGGAACTTGTGCACCAGGGTTACGAATAACTACCCATATGACAGGAATGTCAAATGGCAATGGTTCCATCGGCCTGACTTCTAAGTCAGTAAAGATAATGGCAGCAGTAGGCTTATGCTTAATAATCCATTCACGTACAGGAACCAGACTAGTACCACCCCGTCCTTTGATAGTGACATCAGTAAACTTGTCACCATCTTCAATGACTTGTTCATCTACAATCTCTGTAGTGAACTGAACTAGAGTCATCTTCTGAGGCTGATATTTCTCTTTTACATAGGCCACTTCAGAGCTAAAGCGTAAGGCATCTTTAGGTTTAATGGAGCCAGATGTATCAAGGAAATAAGCCAGATGTTCCAGTCTACCGTCATCATCCATAGGAGATGGTAGGTACATATCAGGGTATCTACGATTAGGCCGTTGCCATGAGTAGTAAGTTTCTTGCAGGTCATTGAAGAAGCGTTCAAGTAAAACCTGCCACGGTACTACTGGTTTCAGGAATTGAGTAATAACTTCTTCCATTTTTCCAGGTAATACCCCAGGCAAAGAACCACCAGATAGTTTCTGTTGGTGCATGGCTCTTACTACATTATTGACAATATTCACCTGACTAGCCTTCGAAGTGGAAGGTTTCATGTCACCACCTGAGCCAGTCCCAAAAGCACCAAATGCTTTAGGAGGACGTATCTGTTTGCTCATGAGGTCATCATAGATTTGTTCTTCAGCCCAACCAGCATACTTAGGGTCTTTCCAGCAATTTTCGATTCCTATAAAGCTGTGGCCATCCTGAATAAGCTGATTGTTGATATAAATATCACAGGCATAATTCCATACTTCTGGGTCACGAGAACCCATACGAACAGAATGCAGTAAGCCGACATGCCATAGTTCATGCATGAGTACTGTTACACGAGATTCAGGTAATAGACTCTCAAACCAATCAGGATTCCATTCGAGATGCTCACCATCGGTTTGTGCTGTATCACAGCCATCTTTTACCCAACGGAACTTCAGAGAACATAACAGTGAACCAAAGAATGCAGCAGTTTTGCCCATAAAGGCTTTAGCCTGACATCTGTCATATTCACGGGTTAATTGAGCATCTGTTATGGACATATCAGTTTTCCTCTGCGAGATGAACCCAAATGGTATGGGCTACACGTTTCTTTGGACGAAAGTATTCAACTGCCTTTTGTTTAGCAGCAGCCAGACTTGGGGCATATACGGTAATTTCTTTACCGTTAAAGCCAGCAACATACAGGAGGTCTGTAACTCCCTTTTTGTTAATTGGAACCATGAACGTATTTAGATAATGTGATTGCAGCAACACGCCAGTTCGGTAATTTAACCAAAGCTGGAACCAGACTACCTACGGAACGGTAGTACAAAACCTTGAACGTAAATGGCATACGTTCAACATAATCAAAGATTTTCGAATGATTATCTTCGTCAGTATTGTTAATTAGTGAAGTGACTACAGCCCACAACAGGTTATTGTCTTCAGGCATACGAGCTTTCTTAGGATTATCTAAAATCTCATTCAAAGACACCATGTTGCTATAGACCTGAGTAAACTGAACGAATGATGTTGCTACACCAGAAGTGATAGTGCCTGCTAACAGCAGAGTCATTTCACTATCAATTGGTCCTGGCGGGAGAATGGAAACAATCTTGTTAACGAACTCCCATGTACGAGAACAACAAAAAGTCTTCTCTTGATGGTCTGGTTCAAAATCATTCAGTTTATTTGGGTTAGCATTCAGGAATGCAATTACACGTTCATCCCATTTGTTAGGAATCGCTACATCTTCCATGAAGACATCAAAATCAGTCTCCATTTCCAGATGAATAAGACGTGATTGCATAGCTGTAGACAGGTTGTTAGTAATGGCACGGTCAGTTGCTTTGTTACCAGCACATATGATAGCTACATAAGGATGCAGTTTTTTTTGACCAGTCATGCGGTCGAGTACCAGTTTATAAGCAGCAGCCTGAATCTCTTTACGAGCAGAGTTAAACTCATCGAGAAAGAGAAGCCAGCCATTAAACCCTTCAGGTACAGCATCCCCTTCCAGTGGGAATAGCTCATCAAATGGGGCAAATTCAGCACGGCCATTCTCTTTAAAACGAGGCAGACCTGACAGGTCTTCTGGTGCTGAAGTAGACAGACGATGGTCAATCAGTTTCAGGCCAAAGTCTTCTGCAATCTGATGAACAATTGCAGATTTACCCATGCCAGGGGATGAAGTGATAAATGGAACCAATCCTGAACGGATACAGTGTTCAACAAATTTACGTACCTGCCGTGGATTACATACGGCAATAGAATCAATACTAGCCATTTTACTCTCCAGTTAAGCTATATTAAGTATTAGTCGCTGCAAATACGGTACATTACATAAACCCAAACAAAAGAGGTTGATGTATACACAGCATAATAAAGTTGTTGCATAACGTTATCTGGAGTAGAAACTACCCATGCAATACCAATAATACTAATTAAGATTGCTGCAATAAGTTTACAAATAAGTTTTTTAATCATTTATTTATTTCCTTTAGATTTAGAACGCTTAGCCCTTCTTCTCTGGTTCTCTTGGTGAGTAACCAATTCAAGATGTTCAGGATTACAGCACAGACGATTATTACAGAGATGGTCTACTTGCATCTTATTGGGGATATAACCATGATAATGGGTATAGGCAATAATGTGAGTTGCAGAGGTAACTCCATTCACGGAAATCCTGCCATATTGCCCACCACGTCCATTACCTGAATGTGAACCAGTCCAGATGTGACAGAGACTAGGCTGACCATTAACGGTATAGCCTAAGTCCTGTAATTTGATTCTGGCCTGAATACGTTCGATAAGTGTCTGACGACGATTCTTTTCTTGAGCCATACTATTTATTAAGTGGGTCAGGAATACATGCTTCTAAAGTCACAGGATAAACAAAGTCATTATTATCAAATGTGAACAGATGACCTGTTTGTAAATTCACACCATAGAAGTGTTCTTTAGATTGATAACTACACTTCATATAGTAGTCATCATCGTGTTGAAAACATGAACCACAATTGATTTGAAAGAAAGGAACTTTCTTACGACGTAAAACATTTACTTTCATAGGAATACCCGGTGTTAGATAACTTCAAAAAATAAACCCACCGTAATGGTGGGTTTGCTTAGTTATTTCACATTAACGAAAGGTGTAGTAGCCCCAGGAATCATTGTGGTAGGTAATGTACCATTCCACTTATTAATGGCTTCCAGTTGCATTACATTTGGGTTCTCGGTGAGTGCTTCACCACGTAAACGAATAGCATCAGCCTCTGCTTTAGCCTTAATCAGAATAGCATCTGCTACACCCTTAGCTTGTTCACGTTCCATATTAGCTTCAGCTACGCGTTGCTGAATCTCTTGCTCACGTTGCAGAGTTTTCTGAGTAGCTTCTACTTTGGCATTAATGGCACGTTTAACGTTATCAGGGTATTCAGGAGCACCAATCCAGGAGATAGCAATAATATCAATCCCCACTGGTTCCATCTCTTTACGGATTGTGTCCGTGACACTATCCAGTAACTTAGATTTACCACCATCAATAAATGTATCGGTGTTAATCAGGTTACCCTGCCTGTTAAGTACATCAGCAATACGTTGGCGTAAATCCTGTTCGGTAATTTCATTAACTCCCTTATGATACGTCTGGAAGATATTAGTTACCTTAGTAGGATTTACTTTATAGCTGATAGCCATCTGGTGGCCTATCTGAGTACCATCAGACAGTTGGAAGTAGAACAGACCATCATAGGTCTTCATCTGCTTAAAGGTCGGGAATGTATAAAGTTCTTCATTCCAAGTGAGCCAGTAACGGCCTACACCTTTAACCTCATTTTCCACGCCTTTATCTTCACCGAGACGGTTAACGATAATACCTACATTACCTGGTTCAACTCGGTCATAGCAGCTCGTTAAACTTAGAGCAATGATTAGCCCTGCAATTGCTACTGCAATGTACTTATACATGTTTTCTTCTCATCCTTTTCTTAACTGTAAGATAAACGATACGGCCTACGATAAGAGGCCACACAATACAGACTATCAAGCCCATAACAACAATGATGCTGTCTAAAGCAGACACCATTGATGGGAGCAAGAAGCCATATACAAAGCCTGTAGCAACCAGCAAAATGACTGCCCAGATAAGGTCTAAGAACTTAAACATTTGTACTCCGTAAAAAAGCCCTCCATAGGAGGGCAAAGGATAAGGAATTAATAAGGGTCGTTAACCCCAAGAAATTACTTCTTGAGATTATTCAAATACTCTTTCGGGTTATCAAAAAAGTTCTGGTCATCTTCATAGTACCAGTCTACCCAACGGTCAGTCAGACCCATCTCTTCCATTTCATCATCAGTGATATGTTCATCATACATCTGTAAACCAGAGACATTGCAGTAATCACCTTTGATATTGTTCTCATACTGGAATAGGTCATAGTTGGCTAGTATATCAATGATACGTACACCTTCTTCTACTGAATCTACTTCAACATAGAAGGCTTTGCCGGGTACTTGAGGGATATGCCATACACGAAGACGGTTCTTATTAGCCATAATTATTTACTCTCCTATAGATACTAAAAAGCCCTCACAAGGAGGGCTACATTCATAAAAACAATCACATTACTCTGTAACATTAACCGTAACAGTTACTTCCTTGGTTCCGTTGGTGACCACTACAGTAGTGTCACCTGCGGCTACAGGTTTAACTGTCAGTACATTACCACTAATCTCAGCAGTAGCTTTACCACTGTCAGGCTGGGTCTTAATGGACAGAGTGCCAATCAAAGAGCCAGCAGGCAGGGAAGAAAACTTAACTGTTTTACCATCGGTAATATCATCAGCTACTGATAGAGCCAGTGGACTTGGATAAGCAACAATAGAAGCTACTTCAGGTGGTTCCTGAACTCCTACAACCAGCAGAGAAGAACTCTCGATAGTAGTACCGTTGGCATCAGTAACGATGACTTTATAAGTACCAGCAGATTCAGCAGTTACTGCATGATTAATAAGAGTTGCAGTTTTAGCTGTAGGATTCTCTCCGGAATCAATATCAGCGAAAGCAGCACCTACAGTATTAGCTTTAAATTGCCACTTGTAAGTCAATGGTGCTTTACCACCAGCAACATCTACATGCCAGGTTACATCTTTACCTTCAATAGTAGAGATTACACGAGGCAATGCAGTACCCAAAATCAGGCGAGGAGTTGCCTTCATATCAATACTGATAACTTGCATATTGATAATGTTATTTGGGTAAGAAGCAGTTTGAGATGGGTCTTTAGCACTGCGTTTATACAGCAGGTCACGTACACCATGATAGATAGTTACACTATCAGGATACGTTTCATCAGGATGATGGAAAGTACCCACCTCAACGGAACCATCACTAAGGCTACCACTGGCATCCAGTACAGTAGCTACGTTGGTGTCTTTATGAAACATCACTTTAAGAACAGGCATTTTAATTTCCTCATAGGTTAAATGCCTATCCATTATGATTTACTAAAAAAATAAAGGCTACCCCCGTAGGGATAGCCTTAGTTATTAAGATAGAGCGTATTCGGTTTCTAATACATCTTCCCATAGAGTCGGGTCTAGTTTGCCAATAGTAACTTCTTGGCCTATAACCTGGCTCATAATGAAAGATAGTAAGTCACCTTTAGCAATAGTAGCTAACAGGTTGTTGTACTGACGACGAATGTCATTGCCATAGTTAGGCAGGCAACGGAAGCAGTCATGTACAGTGAGTACATGGAATGGCTTCTTAGGCATGGATTCAATCAGGTCTAGAATGTCCTGAGTATTTACTAATTTAATAGTTTCAGAATCCAGATAATCAAAGATACGAGCAGTCAGGAACCCTGTCTTCTCATAGTAACCCCACAGTTCCATTGCTTTGCCATAGTTCTTTTCAGAAGCCTTATATTCAGCTTCACCATTGCAAAGAGCCTTGATGTATTCAATCTGGTTCTTGTCATAGTCACAACGACGAACCAGCTCACGTACTACCAGGCCATCAATAGAGTGGGTGGTATTGGCAGATAGCATACGAGTCTTCTCTTCAGTACCCTGTACTTTACGAACACAGTCATATGGCTTATCTAAGAAGTGGACAGTCTCCACTTCATTTACCATTACTTTGATATATACGTTAAAGCCATCTGGCATTACCCAGTGATATACGAAAGCCTCTGGATTACCACACTGTAACCAGAATTTATTCAGTTCCCATACAGCAGGTGCTTCCACATTCATTGTGCTTTCAAATACGTTGAGCATAATGCCTTCACCAAATACTTCCTTTGGTTTAGCTTCTGAACCATACAGAGCAGTCATGATTGCTTGTTTACAGTCATTACGTTTGATACGAGCACCTTTACCAAGAGTGTTCAGCATCTTGTTGTAAATAACTGTATAAGCATCACGACGTTTAACTTTGCCACTTTCATCACGATAGTTAACAACGTTACATAGTTCAGCAGCTCTACGGTCACCAGTCAGACAAGCTAGAATCTGTAGACCAGATGATGTAGCATCTAGTGCAACAGGATAACCAATTGGCTTACCTTCCTTAACGTCCATCCATGCTTTAACACCAGCATAGAACAGGGCTGGTTCTTCAGCTTCTCTTACAAGGTTCAGTAGGTTGTTCTCATTCTTATCGAACCATGCAATACGGTCATCCCAGTCTTCTTTATCCAGACCATAGTTATTAGCAATGTCAATTTTCAGATATTCACGGGCAGTAAAAGTTTGCATTGTATATTCCTCGCGTCTTAGCCTATTGGCTTGCATTAATGGATTACTTAATCAATTACTTCTTTTTCAGCAAATTCAAGGACAGCCTTGTTCCAACTGGTTCCCTGGTAGTTCACATGGTATCCCTGAGAATAGGTACGACCACGTTTATCCGGACGATGAGTCAGATAGAACTTATTGCCTTCCTGGGTCAATAAACCCATCACTTCATGTGCAGTACGGTCATATTTCTGGAATGCACGCACACGTTTTTCAAACTCCTGACGAGTTTCCCCTTCTTTCGGTTTATCCAGATTAGCCCATTCATTTTTAACCATATGAGCTACATCCCAATTGATAGACAATGGAATCTTGTTCATACGGTTCAGATGGTCTAAACAGATGTCATCGTCAGTATGGTTCTTCTTAAGAATCACGCTCTTATTACATGTGAAGTACCCAGTACCGTAATTCTTAGTTAACAGCTTAGGACGCACTACCATAGGTAGTGGATACTGAAATGAATCCAGTTCATGCTGTACGTCATCGCTGATTGTATAAATGACAATGAACTTGTCGATGGTCGGGTCAAAGTTAAAGCAATCCTCACTTGCCATCTTAAAAAGGTTGTCTGCTACTTCCTGTGCAGATTTGCAGTGATGACGTAATGTACCAACTAATGTTGGTAGGTCAGCTCGCTTATGCAGAGCCATTTGAACCATTGCATCAATGCCAAATTTGTAATCAATGCCTATATGTGCAAAGAAGGCTTTGAAATCAATACCAGAGTTTTCTTCAAACTCCTGACGCATTCTTGGTAACAGTTGGTTCTTGTTGTACAGCTTTTCGAGGTGCATCTGATGTTCGATAGTAGACATCGCATATTCTCCAAAATTGGTTAAACATATTAATTACCAAAAGCTGCGGAGCAGCTTATTGCCTAACGTATGAGTTAGAACGTCCCCCAGTAGTTGAAATCATCCCCTAAGTAACTTTTCCATGCTAAGTCAAAGGAACAGTTACCAGTGGCATTTTTAAACATAGAGGCCATAACAGAATCATCAATACCAGCTAATCCACAACCTACACGAGTAACTTTAAAGTTAAGTTCTGGATGATTAGCAGCATAGACAATGAAGGCGTTTACAAATGTACGAATGTCTTCAATAGTCATCGTTTTGATATTGGTATCTTTAGTGGGAATGGCATAGCTGTCACCATAATGACCATGCCCTTTACCCCATCTGGCTCCATGTTTTTTATATGCTGTCTTTGCAGCACCAGCACCATGTACACCAGCTAGGTTAGAACCAAATACGAATACTTCTTTCATTTGCATAATCTCCTTATATATTTGTAAGCCTCAAGTGGAGCCATACCTAAATTCTCAACAGGTACAATCATTTCCTGAAGTGCATATTCATGGTCACGTTGTTCTTTCTTGGTTCTACAATGACCACACTTACCATCCCATTGGGATACATAGCCTTTACCACATTTGCATTGTTTATCCATTAGGATTTTCCACAAAGTAGTTATACATAGCTTTTACTAACTTCTCTTTAATAACCTCACCATGACAAGGTTTTGGATAACAGAAGCATTGTAAAGCTAATCCTTTTTCATCAATGGCTTTATTACCAAGACGATTTAATTCATCCAGTACAACTGGATTACCTTTATCAATCTGTTCTTGTAGCCATACTTTATATTTGGCAATTACTTCTTCTCTGGTTCCATCTTTACCAATAACGAATGGATTACCCAGAGGAGAACCACGCCCAATATATTCACCTTTCTTACCATGATGTTTATTAACAATGATAATAGGTCTGGCTGACACTCCAAACAGAGCATTAGTGTTATCACCTAACATAGTTAACTCCTTGATTTAACTACCTGAAATGCATATACAGGTCTTCTGGATTGCCATTGACTCATAGCCAATTCACTTGGTTCTGAACCATCATGTAAGTCATAAATAAATGAAATTACATAATCAGGTTCTTTAGGGAAATTATCTGTATAGAAGGGTAAACCGGCCTCTTTCAGAATAGGAACTAATGGTGAATTAGCATCACAATATAGAGTAAATTCTTCTTTAAATGCTGGAGATGTCTGAGCTACATAATCAATATTACGCATCATTTTATCAACATCATTAAAATCAGCATCATGAACAATTAGTATTGTTTTCATTATCTCACCGTAATACTTTCCAGATATTCTTCAAAATCTTTCTTAGACTGATAAAGCCGAATACGAGCTTTATTCTGGTCAGGGAAAGTTTTTGCTTCATTAAATACCTTCATAGCACTAAGGCAGTTGAAGGCTAACTGTTTAATAGCCATAGCCTGGGATTCACTGATTCCCATTAAGAGCCTCCATAATAATCTTACGGATTACATTCACTTCCAGTTCATTACCGATGAGGCCAACTGGTTTGTCAGTATCATCTATAACGAATTTAGCAATTCGTTCCATTTCAGCCGTAATGAGCTTGTCACCACTTACCAAACGGTTACGAAGATATGCCTCATAAGCTGCTGCTATATCTTCATCCGTGGTTCTTTCATTTTTCTGAAATGGATTGCTCAAAGGCATTGGATAATGAATACGAATATTCCTGTCAGCAATACGAGCTTTATGCTGTGGGATAGCAATGATTTGGTTCATAGAAGTCCTTCTAACATACATGCTTTCATAATTGCATCACGAAGCAATCCTGCACATGCAGGAGTTTTTCCTGTAGCAATATGAGTTACGTAATAGGTCTTGGATTTCTCTCCACGATGTAATTCATAGATTGGCTTACCATAAACGAGAAATAACCAAGAACCTCTTACTTGATTGCGTTTAATCTTATAACCGTAGTTTAACTGTTCCATTATTCCTTCCTCTAAGATAGTTGCTTAATAACCATGATAAAAATAAGAAGAGGGCTTAGTAGCCCCCTTCTATTTATGCTCGTTGTCTTAATGGATGTAATGCTTGCATCTTACTGACTGCTTCTCTAAGCACTACTGCATCACGATGAATTATTGCTTGTGGGTTATTGGCATAACCATTACGACAGTCTTCTTCGATAATATTAGTTATCTCTGCTAACAATGCATAATCACCATATACACGGAGAAGACGTTCTAAGTCTTTCTTATCTTTAGTTTGCATTACATACCCTTAATAGCTGGATGGTTGAAAGTAACAATACGACGTACTGGTTCAGACGTACTATAACGTTCTGCAAACGTTACTGCTTTATTCATCTGACGTTTAGCTTTCATCTTAGCAACGTCTTCTTTGGTTCCCATGATTAGTGATTTACGCATTGCCTTATCCTTATTTAATTACAGTAACTAATTTAATCTTCTTACGTTGGTTCAACTTCTTGGTTAACTTAATAGCTTTATCTTTCTCAAATTCTTTAAAGCTAGTTAATGTTTTCCATTTGAACCATTTAAAGCCTTGCACTTTATAGCTAATGATTTCATTGCCTCTGGTATCAAGAGCATTAACCATTACTGTTCTGAATTTCATCGTTAAACCCTAATTTTGGTATCAGGTTAATTAACTGGTCTGCCATGCTTTCACATTCATTGATGCAGTATTCTTCATCTCGCCATACTCCATAAGAATCCTCATAGAGTTTCTCCCTAAGAGAACCAATGAATTGTTTAGGACATTTCAGTTTATCCCCTGCATGAGCACAGTCATAACCTATGACTTTAACCCCATCAGCCCATTGAGGGACACCTTGATAGGTAACTCCACCATGTACTGCAATATGAAGTGTTTCTTCATCGTCACAGATATAGTCATAGAAGTTTTTATCCAGTAATGCTTCTGGTATTTCTACGTAACCACAATGATGACTACCACCATTTACCAGCAATACCCAAGCCCTCAGACCAACCTTAGAAGTCCAATGTTTTACAATTTCATATGACATAATTTACTTACTCTCCAACTGGCTCTTAATCCAATTAATTCGACTCTGGTTCAGATGACATCTTCCATCAGAACACTCCATCATGTAGTCGAGAACATCTACATTGAATGGTAGATTGGTATCATTATCAGGAAGTAAATGAGTAAAGCTCTTACACAGAGCATCTACTGTTTCTTCACTGATTGGCTGTCTTCTAAGATATTTACCTAGTTGAACACATAGCCCACTACCCCTATCAAACAGGTAGTGAGGTTCACTGGCTCCATTATCTAACCACTCCTGATAGTCCATCAGGAACCGTTTTATAAGAGGGTGCATCTGTATATTCCTTCTTCTAAAACATCTGCTCAAACTATCCATTACTTTTTAGTATCCCTTCGTCGAAAAGGGTCAAAATCTCTACTTTAGTATTTAGATAGTTAAAATTAAAAAGGACTACCCGAAGGTAGTCCTATAGAGATTAGAAAGTCAGTTTACGAGCATATTTATTCTCACTTGCTGAGATAGCAGGAGCTTCTTCTTTAACTCGACGAAGTTGAACTTGCAAGGAGATAACTCCTTCTTGACCCGGTTCTAGAGTCTTAGCAAATTCCATCAGTTGGTCTAACAAATCGTTCTGTGCACAACGCATTGCACGGAAGTCTTCGTTAGAGGAATTGGTTGGCAGATGCTCCTGAGTATCCAGTGGAATACCAGTAGGCAGAGAGATGAAACGTTCATCTTCAGTGCCTTCATTAGCTACATAGCCAACGTTAATCCAGAACTGAGCTTTCGGACGAGAACCATTGTTGGATTCAGTTTTAGTAGAAGCCTGACCAAAGGTTTTAGCAAAAGTAGTGATAGCCATTTTGTACTCTCCAGATAATTGATTTTGATTAGTTGAGACTACTTTGTCGGTAAGTAATCCCAGACAAAAGGTTAAGATTTCATACAGGATTGGATGCATTACTTCATCCAAAAGAAGCGGAGCTTCTTCTCTTTAAAGTAGATAGTTATTGAACTATCGGTTCTATGTAAAAGGAGACTCCGAGGAGCCTCCATTTGTTTGTTATTATTTAGAGTCTGCTAAGATTTTGCTAAGACGGTCATAGGCATTAGAGAACAATTCTTTGTTTTGTTCATCTTTGCAGAAGTCTAAGATTTGTTTCTGACGAATAGCCTCTTGCATTGCAGTTTCCTCAATAAGTTTATTGGTAAACTCATGCATTTCTAATTTGTCACGAATGATTTGTTTATCTGCTTGTTTAGTTACATAACGATTAAGCATACCTACTGCTTTAGTAGCAGTACCGAATGTATCAGCTACAGTAGTTGCTGCTTCATTAACAGTACCCAACAGAGTTCCTACAGTCATACGAACGTTAGCCTGAGTAGTCATAGTATTAGTCTCCAATAGTTGATTGATAAGATACGGACAACATGTCCATAAGTTGCGAAGCAACGTGTAACGTGTACAAGGTGGGGTAGGCTAAGGCTACACTAGTAAAGACAGGGGGGGGGTGCTTATGGTGTAAGGGGTGTAGCCCCACCA